TTCACTATTCCGTTTACTTCAAATATTACTCTATTTCTAGAACAGCTTGGAAATGTTGAACCCGAAGGAGGACTTGATATCTGCGAAGATGTTGCGGGTGGATTTGAAAAGGTTCTCAAACTGGACTGGAGTTCAGCAGATATAAGAACACTCGTTCATATCGCAGATGCTCCTCCTCACGGTCAAGAGTTTCACGACAATGACATAACTGATAATTATCCAAATAATGATTTCAATATTTTGGAAAAGCTCATGGACATTGCCAGAAAAGGCATAGACTATATGTTTATAAAAGTTAACACTACAACTAACATCATGTATGAGAAATTCAAAGATACATACGATATCTTTCCTACGAGAACATGTGGAGCAATTATATTACCATACGAACTCTCACAAGAAATGATGGAACGCACATTCACAGCAGAACTAACCAGAACACTTACAGAAGCGATTAGTCACTACACTTCTGTCCAATCGCCAGAAGCAGATTAGTGTAGTCCCAGACACATTTTTTGTTATTATCAGAAAAGCCTTTCCAGAGACCTTTGATTTTATTTATCATTTGAATGAGCCAATCGTTATTCGCAAACTCATCAAAGGTATAGTCCAAGAAGAACTTTTCATCTCTGCTTTTGATGGAAGCTTCAAAGGGTTTTGTTTGTGCGATGAATTCACGAACAAGATACATTGGGTTTCCGGTTCTCATCATTTTAAGTCCCATCATATAGGTTGGAAAATCAGTGTCCTCTGGCATAACTTTTTCAAGCTGTTCTAAAAAATCATGAAATTGGTTGTAGAAAGCATCAATCAATACCTTTTTGGACATTTAATTTATTGGCGAGAGATACCTTTAAACTCTGCGTCTCTCTGTTTCTGTAACTCCTCTAACCTCTTTTTTATGTCATCATTTCTACCTGCTTTGTCTCCATCATAACTCTGCTTTGTTTGAGGTTCTGGTTTTGCAGGAGGAGTTGCAACAGGTCCGTTCAGGTAAGAATATTGGAGTTGGTCGTCCACTGCGAAATTGCCTGGAGAATCCCAACTGGAATATCCTTCTGTTAAAGAACCTGAACCAGAGAAAGACCAAGCTTGGTAATCCTTGTTGTTAGCAACCGGAGCACCTTGTCCTGAAGTAGGAGCATTGGTAGGTATCTCGCGACGAGACACAACTGGTTTGGCAATATACCCATAGATGTCTTTGCCAGTGTAGATATCCTTGGTTTCAGGAACATAGAGAGTAGGCACGCTCTTGAGGAATGGGGGTAGTTCTTCGCGCCTCTTTCCATCAATGGAGAACATCCGGAACAAGTCCTGCTTATTGAGAGTACTGAGCGTATCAATAATCTGCTTGCTATGAGAACATCTTGAACTGAAGAACAGGATCGGCTGGTTATTCATTGGGATTTTCGGCGAAAAAAACGAATAGACATTAACGAACAGAATATATAAGTAATATGGAGAACCTAACTAAAAGTTTAAATGGATATCGTGTGGATTTTGAATTGAAAGATGTCCCAGTTTCCTTTGTCAATGCTCTCCGCCGTATTATTCTTTCTGAAATTCCAACTGTGGTTGTCACCAATGTAGAAATCCTTGACAATACCTCTTCTCTCATTCATGAAATGTTACGCCATCGTATTGAGATGTTGCCAATCAATGTTCTACCGACAGAACAGGATGTTATTCGTGATACAAAACTGGAGTTGCGAGTGATTGCACCAGTAGATGCTCCTCGCGAGATCACAACGAAAGATATTGTAGTCTCTGGTCCTCGCAACGATGTTATTCTTAAAGATCGTGATCTCGGAACAGATTTAGTATTCATGACATTGAAGCCTGGTGAGATTATTCATTTCCGTGCAACAATTGGACTGGGTCAAGGTTCGCAGGTATGTGTATCTACTTTCAAAAATCATATCAACCAAGATGTTCTTAAAGATGCGAAAGAGACCTATATCAACAAGGGTGGAATAGGTGCGGTCTTTGATAATTACGAAAAGCAGAGACATTTCTCAGTAGATGAAAAGGGAAGACCAAATTGGTTTGATTTCTCAATTGAAAGTATCGGTGTAGTAAAGGCAACTGAGATCTTGCGTATTGCAGCCAATATTTTGAAAGAGAAGGTAGAGGAGTATGTGAAGAGCAATATTCTTCGTCATGAGAACAGTTGGTTCAGTATTGAAAGCGAAATTGAAGGGCATACGATTGGATATCTTGCACAGTCGTTAATTTATGAAGGTGGTCTTGTGGAATATGTTTCATACAACATTCCTCATCCCCTACTACCAAAAATGGTATTAAGATTTCAGACAACAAAGTCCGTGGAGCCGGGTGCTGTTCTTACAAGATTCAAGGAACAAGCGGTCGTCCTTTGTGAAAGCATTCTCAAGAACGTATAATGACAGACGAAGAAAACGTCCTGAATTTTGAACTTAAAGACTTTCAAGTCTTGGAAGAGTTTAAGTTTGATGAAACTATCGTCAGGCCTGAAAATATCCGCTTTTTTACCATTGACGAACAGGTCAATGATGCATTTGATAAGTTTATTCCGAGGCAGGGAAGAGTAAGTTCATTCAAGATTAAACAGATAAAGGAAGAGGTTGATAAGATTCAAAAGTTATACGACCAATTTATTGTTCCGGAGGAAGACACCTATGCTATTCGCGAACCGTCGTATGGTAAGAACATTTCGTGGATTCATCCAGTCTATCAATCAGATAAACTTAATCCATATTCCTTTGCAGATGATTGGTATCCTCTTTTTGTATCCGAAGCTCCTGGATTCTATCCTCGTATGCTCGCCGCCTTGCCAAACCCTTATCTTTCTTCTGGCGATGCCACTTATCCAATTTTGACTCCTACCAAATTTGTGGATGAAGAGGGAAAGAACCCAATCATCGGATTACCCAACTATGTCATGACTCGTAAGAATAAACACGAGGATGGAAGATTTGATATTGTAGATCTTCCAATAGAAGGCACTTCCGATCAGATTCAAATCAAAGGATATTTTGCAGAAGCAAGACCACTTGAAATACCCAATCCTCTTCCAGACCATCCATTCTTAAAAGATAACAAAGAGGTCTTTGTGAGCACGAATGCTCCTCTTTCAGATATTGTTCCATCTTTGGATGCAATTATAACACATGCTCTTCCTGCAAATATTCGTGATCCTTATGGAGAAGGAATGAAGTATTTGAAAATATATGATGTTACCTTGGCAGATATTCCTTGGAGTTCTTGGAAAATGCGCTTTCCACAGGTTGAAGCGATAACCAGTTTCCCTAAACCAGCAGAGTTGCCTTATCCATCTGTGAAAGAATTTGAGCCACCCAAAGAACTGACTCAGACCTACAAAACTAAATACTATCCTGCATTATCTCCTCGTAATTGGTTGATGAATCAAATTGATGGAGGAAATCTTGTTGCTAAAATGCTGTTATCTGTTGCAGGAGATGTTGGAATAGTAAATCAAGCAATCACAAGTATCGGAATATCGGAAGAGAACCTTCCAAAATCAACACCGTTAGAATGTGAATTGGAGAATATCTCATTCAATGAATTCAAACTTCGTGGTCTTTATCGTAATAAAACATGTATTCCACTGGAAACCATATTGCAGGAACGCAAGCAGATTGGATATAAGAATCGTATTACTTGGGAGGATAAAACAGGAGAACAGATTTTGAAACAGTATTTAATTGAATTATCCAAGTATCAGTTCAATGTTCCACAAATCAAACAAATACCAGAACAGAAAACAGAATTCCAGGAAGACTCAAAACTACACAAAGAAGTCTATGCCATTCTTGCAGATGAAAAACGCTTCAACGATGATAAACTGAATGATATTTACACTCTTCTAAAAGACACTCCTGTTTCAAACCATATTTATCGCGATACTGTCAAGGATCAATTTGTTGTATGCGAGCATACTCTTGAACTTCTTGGAGGTGCAATTGATAAAGATCGTACAGGATTTCAGGATACCTGGACTGCATATGTTGATGGATTTCGTGTATGCAAATATTGTGGAGAACAGATTGTAGAAGGTGATCTTCAAGAACAGGATGAATTCAATGAAGAGGGATTTCGTGTTATTCGGGCACAGGAATTGCCAAGTGCAGAAAAGGCACCAAGCACGCATGACCTTGCAACGTTTGCTTCTGGACTTCGTGGATTGGTCTCTCTTTTTAATTTGAAAGAACCAGCAGAAGATGCATTCTTTTTAACAATGGCTGTTATTCAGATCTTACCGGATGTCAATCAAATCAATGCTATTCTCACCAAATTAAGAGCATTAACAGCAGGTATAAAACCAGGTGTGAAAGGTGAAAAGAAAGTAAAGGGTGCAATGGGATTGGCTGCACTGTCTATTCTTATTCAAATGCATCTTCCTGTATTGGTTCCTCGTCGTAGTTTTGGCAGTGCTCCGTTGATGTTGAATGGATATCCAAGAGATGCTGACAAACCAGGAGAAATCACAATTGCTGACAGTTTGTTGATGGCATTAAGAAAGACATTTGAAGCATCTCCAACCGCATTCAAAGGAGCCGCATCAGAATTCATTCGTGCAACATTGAATGAACGAGCAGAGATGAGAAAACAAATATTGACTGCAATTTCAATTTTATTGAGTCCAAAATTTGATACTGGAAGTGTATTTAAGAATGCACTTATTCAAGCAAAAGCAGTTCGTGCAAATGCTCCTGTGATAGAAGAGACTGTTAAATCTCTTATTCCTGCTATTCCTCAACCACCTGCAAATGCTCCACTTATTACTAATTATGAAGAATGTCCTTCTGGAAGACCATTTTGGACTACTAGCAAACCTCCTAGATATCGTCAAGTAGAGGTTAAACTTCTTGATCGTGTTCCTTCTACCGATGCTCCTTTATTACAACCAAGTTCATCTGTAAGAGATGTTCCTGCTCCTGTAAATCCTTCTGAGATTCGTAAAAATTTAAGCATCAAGGTTTCAAAAGATATTAAACTTCCAATCAAAGAGGATTGGAGAAGAAATATTCAACTTGCAAATCATTTAGCATCAGTTTTTAGAATTTCATTTCCAGAACTGGATACTTTGGATATTAAACAAGGAGATGCCCTTCTAGAAAATATAACAAGAGGATACGTCTTAAAGATTTTGAATGAAATAGAACAGAATCCTCAAAAGATTCGTAAGTTACAAGATCTTGTTGATAAATCAGATGTTTCTCTCTATATTCTGCTTACAGAACTGGAAGACGATAAGAAAAATACCAATACATTACGTGCAAGAGAACGTGTTGCTTTCTTAGAGGCTATGAGAAAGAAATCAGATATTGATCGTGAGGCAACCAAAGAACTTCTTAAGATTGGAAACATCGGACGAGCAGCATACATCATCGTAAATAAAGATCGTGAAGATTATGCGAAAGAATTGGAAGAGAATATTCTTGAAGAAAGAAATCTTGCAGATATGCCACCAGAGCGTGAAGGAGACGATGTGGGTGTAGGATTAGAAAGACAGAATAAGGATCAAGACGATATAGAACCAGAAGCAGGTGCTGATAATGGTGACTACGGTGATTACGAAGCAGAACCGATCAATGAAGGAAGAGATCCATATTTCCCTGACATGTATGATCCAAATGATCCCATTTAAAAGAACTGCGATACATACAATCAAATGAATATTGTTACGTTACGCATCATTCCTTTCGCAAAAGTAGACGACGATGAGGATATCGTTCAAATTCAAAGAACTGAATCCAATCATTTCAAAATTATTCATCGTTACACTGTTGGGCTTACCAATGACGTTCAAAAGGTCTATTCCACTGTGCTCACCCGAGACCAAGCGAATATGTACATTTCCAACTTGTTGGTTTCATTGACTAACGATACCGACCCATTTGAACAGATTCAGTTGGATTGCTCCATCTATCCATCTGTCATGATTTCTCTTGAGAGCATGAAGAACCGAGATATTCTCAATACTGTCTACAGTATGATTCTTTCCTGTATTGATGGTGTTGTCACCTTCAACGAGCAACATGAATGTGAAGAGTATTGTGGAGACGCTGATGATGAAAACGAATAAACAACTATTAGAATATTAGTAAGCAATGTTAACTCTGAATGGTTACCGTTTGGATAAGAAGGAAATCAAAGATATTGATTCTCTTAAAAAAATGCTGACCGTATCGCCTTATGTCCCCAAGGTATTTCGTGGTGCATACGCTCCAGTTCCGAAATATCCTGTTTTCAAAGAATCTGAAAACTATCTTTATGTCCCAAAACACTTTGGCAAAGTTACATTTGGTGAGCCCACAGAATCCACACGCAATATTGCTCAAACAGATGACTTCTATTGGAAATTCGCAGGGTCTATGCGTCCTCAACAAGAAGCTGTTGTCAACTCTATGCTGAAACCTGAACCCAAAGACGGCATCATCTCTCTTCATACGGGTGGTGGCAAAACCGTATGTGCTCTCTATATCGCGAGTCAACTGAAGCTACCGACCCTTGTCATCGTTCACAATACCTTTCTGCGAGACCAATGGGAAGACCGCGTCAAAACATTTCTACCGAATGCGAGAATAGGCAGAGTACAGGCCGACAAATGTGAAGTGGAAGACCGAGATATTATCATTGCGATGCTTCAAACTATCTCAATGAAAGAACTATCAATTGATGTTTTCAAACCACTTGGATTTGTGATTGTGGATGAGTGTCATCATATCGCATCAGAGGTATTCATTCAAGCCCTTCCAAAAGTTACCTCCAAATATATGCTCGGTCTTTCTGCCACTCCATCTCGCAAGGATGGATTGATGTATGCAGCCCATTGGTTTCTGGGACCCATGTTATACGCTTCCGAAGCAGGAGATACACGAGACAGCGATATTCAAGTGGAGGTCTACGAATATGAGAATCACGACGAAGAGTTCAATACCATCATCTACAACAATCAGGGTGTCATGTTCACAAGTTTGATGATAAATAAATTGACGGAATGCGTGGACAGGACTCAGTGGCTGTCCAAGATTATTAGCGACATCATGGACGAAGACGAACACCGACAGATGCTAGTGTTGACCGACAGAGTCCAGCATACAAAAGATATCTTGGCGACGCTGGAACCGAAGTGGCAAGAACAGGCAGCCATTCTATCTCAATCAGTATCGGCTGACAAACGAGCGGCGTTCTGTGCTTCCAAGCGTATATTGATTGCGACCTACGCAATGTGCAAGGAAGGATTTGACGTCCCAACCCTGAATACGCTTTTGATGGCGACACCAAGACCGGATGTGGACCAGATTATTGGCCGTATTCTGCGAGTGGAAAAATCAGCAAGAAAGACCAATCCATTGATATTGGATATTGTGGACCCGCAGTTTCGTCGTCAGTTTCAGGAGAGAAATGGTCTGTATAAGAAGAGGTGCTACACACTTAAGAAGATGAAGATAGAATAGATTAAATATGTCGGTAGAGTTGGTGAACTGTATGGGCAATGACCTTATGGTTGTAAATGCTGCTCGTGTAAGTTTTGCGAAGAACCATACAGAAATGGATGCTTCTGATGAGAAGTTGATTTCCTATCTTGCGAAACACGATCACATCTCTCCTTTTTTTCATCCGCAAATTCAATTCCGAATTCGTATTCCTATTTTTGTAGCACGTGAATGGTATCGTCATCAGATTGGATTTTCTAGAAATGAGGTGTCACGTAGATATGTATCGGACGTTCCAGAGTGCTGGATTCCTGAGGTGGATAACTTCCGAGAACGAGACCCGAAGTTGAAGCAGGGAAGTAAGGAAACTGCAACTGAATTCAAATATGAAGCCTATGAGTTGTACAAGAAAAGTATAGATATTGCCCTTGATTCTTATAACTTGCTTTTGAAGATGAACGTTGCTCCTGAAATCGCACGATGTGTTCTTCCACAATCAATGTATACAGAGTTTATTGAGACTGGCAGTTTGGCAGCCTATGCTCGTCTTTACAAGTTGAGAACCAGTCCAGATGCTCAACGTGAAATATGTAAATACGCTCAAAAGATTGGAGAGATATTATCAGAATTGTTTCCAGTATCTTGGAAAGCATTGACTTCAAACTAAAAGATTTGTATAAAACAATGTATTGGCCTTTCAAATATTACAAAGGACTATCCACACGAAAAGCAGCGGAACGAAAGAAAGAAGTATCTGCTCGTTCCAAGCTCTCTTGGAAAACAAGAAAAGCATACCGTCCTTTCAAGACGGACAAGGGTGTAAAAACCAAGACATCTAAATACAGTGCTCGGTTTCATAAGATGTTTCCAAAGGCTCATTCATTGCCTGCCTATTCAAAGGCAACCGGAGTTCCATTGCCGTTGATTAAGGAATCCTATAATCGTGGAATGGCTGCTTGGAGAACGGGACATAGACCAGGAGCTACTCAACAACAGTGGGGATATGCGAGAGTGGCAAGTATGCTTACCTGTGGAAAGACGTATCGAACAACGGATTCTGACCTTGTTAAAAAGGCCAAGAAGTCGGTGAAAGGTCGTGCTTGGTATAGAAAAACGTGCAAGAACTAGTAATGGAACCTGACATGACCCCTTCCAGAGCAGGAACGTGTCTGTATGGGTGTCAGTGGCTAGCTGTGATGTATATTTTATTGGTTGGGCTTATTATACTATTTTTTCATCTATTCGGTCATCTGTTTTGATTTAGATTTACAATGTTCTAATGAATTAATGGATATTCGTAAGATTAAAACTTACTTTGTGTGTCCTGATCATGATGAAAAGTATCAAGCAAGATGTGAATATATGAAAAGATTATTAAGTGATTTGGGATTTGAAAATTTCCACCATTACAAATCAAGTCACAATTCATATCCTCGTGATATAACACTTGCAACGGTTGATATATTATCTCAAAATCTTGATGAACCAATTCTTCTTTTAGAAGATGATATAGAATTTATGGAAAGCCCATCCTTTGTAATAGATCTGAATTGTGATGCTTTATATTTAGGATTATCAAATGTAGGAGGCCATCCAACTGAGAATTGGGATGAAGGTCCTTCTAAGTTTACAGAAATTGAAGAACGATATGTCAGAGTGATGAATATGTTATGCGCACATGCGATAGTATACATTAATCGTGATTACAAACTTACTATAATAAATGCCTTAAAGGATACCTATGGTTGGAATGATGTGGCTATTTCTAGGTTTCAATCAAAATACAACATAAGGACTCTTCGTGAGCCATTGTGTTGGCAATCTGCTAAATTTAACAATCCTCATCAGGAACATGCAACAAAAATAAGAATAAATGATGATGGAAGTACTAGCAGATTTTAAACTCTCTTCTTTGATTTTCTACGAGTGGATCTGCGTTTCTTGCCACCATATTTCATTTCTACATCGTGACTACTGGTAGTTTGCTTTTTGGGTGATGTTCCCAACTTTCCAAAAATATCCGCAAGTTCATCCACCTCTGCGTTGGCCTTTCGTGTGAGTTTGCGTTTGACATTGGAAGCCTCCTTCTTTGCCAACGACTCTTGGAACATCTTTCCGTATTCCGTCAACTTTCGTTGTCTAGCAACACCACCCTTCTTCATTAATTTTAGGGAGCGTTTTTTATTTGTACGCGTGCCTCCGAATCTTGTTCTTTTTGCAGATGGCCCTTCACTGGGTTCTTCACTCGTATTAGAAAGACGTCTTTTACCTAAATTAGATTGTGATGTAGGAGAACTTGGTCTAATTTCATTAGGATTATAACCATAATTACCCAAAACTAATCTTAAATTGGTATTAAGTTTATTCACATTGAGACAATTTCTAAGTCCCATAATAGCAATAAATCCACCATTTCCTCTTGATTGAATACGAGCAACAATAGGTGCAGTTTTTTCCCTTAATTTTTCAACTCTACTTTCCACCCATTTATCTATTCCTCCGGGATAGGTTCGAATATTTTGTATAACTTCTCCTGATCTGCGTCTTGTTGTATTCGCTATAGTATATAGTAAGTTTTTTGTATTATTTTCACTAAAATCCCAAGATGGATATTTATCCTTATCAAGTGTTGTTTTTAAGAACGATTTATCACTTTTTACTTGATTACAAGTACTATGGGCCCAAGCATACTCTTCTTTCAAAATCTGTGTTATTTCATTACATTGTTGTTCAGTTAATACACGTTCATTGCAAAGTTTCTTATCATTTGGTCTATACAAATCCAAAAAGAACATAGCCTGAATAATTGGAAGAATATGTTCGCATTCAGGATTTAATCCTGATTTTTTTATTGTTTCTGCTTTAGATTTGATTTCAAATCCGCAAATATAGCAATTTTTTCTGATATCTCCTTTGGGAATATATTTAAACTCTCCAATAACATTCTTACATTGTTGTTGAGGACCTGTAAGTTCCCAAATTTGTCTAGCATTGCATTTTTCTTTTTCTTCTTCAGCTTCTTCTTCAACTTCTTCTTCAACTTCTTCTTCAACTTCTTCCTCTTCAGATGGTTTACTACACCATTCATTAATTGCTTTTTCTGGAAAAAGAATATCCCTAAATTTTGAAGCTATTTGTGAATTACAAACATTTTGTGCAAGAATTTTTGCAGAATTAGGAAGATTTTCATACTGAGCATCTTCTGATATAATAACCTCTAAAATATCATTTATATCAAATTTCGATGTTTTAAAAGCCTCTTCAATTTGTGCTTTTTCTTGAGCAATTCTTTCTTTATTCTCTTTGTTTTGTTGGATTTCTAATTCTTTTTGTTGTCTTTCTCTTATGAGATTTTGAGCTTTTTCGCTAGGTTTGCTAGCCCTACTACTTTGTCTAGGTGGATCAGCTCCACCAACTAATTCATCTTCAAATGGAGGAAGAACTCCTATATCGATAAGTCTTTGAGAATTGTTTTTGATTTGATTAACAGATACATATTTCAACTTTTCAATAATAACTTTCTTTTGCTCTTCTCCTATTGGTAAGTTATTCAACTTATCCATAAATGTGAGAGTCAATAAGAATCGTTGAACATCGGTTAAACTGTCATATAATTGTGTATCTAATGTTTGATTAGATGGACTTGTTTCAGTAACTAATTCAATTGGTGTAGTTGGTTTTGATTGTATAAGTGATTGATTTGGTGTAGTTGATTTTGAAAATGTGTTAGATATTGTTGGAGAAATACTACTTATAAGTGATTCACCCGATATAGGTGTTGAGCGACCACCTTTCTTTTTTTTGTCACTTTCCATTGTCTATATCCAATCTTTTTTATAGCATAAAAAGCAAATGTGCTGGACTTATTGGCTTGGTATTGCGATCGTTATTCTTACTCACTTGGCTATGATTACAAAGGGGTATAGCCAACACGCTGCTCTCAATCTTGGAGCTGCTGCGTTAATCCTCTACGGATGCCGTAAATACCTATTTTAAAACATCTCGCAAGAATAAGCAAAGATGAACTTTGATAGACGAGGTCAACAACTCACGCCTTCTACACCGAAGACGGTTCTCCGAACTGTGAAGAAGGTGCTTCATATTGATTCTGCCGACAGAAACATTACCAAATACTACATGTGTGGTGATATGGTGGTCTACTTACCACGTGTATATGAACGTATTGTATCTCTTCGGTTGATGAGTGCTGAATTTCCTGCATTGGTAGGTAGTGTTTCAGGAAGTGCAAGATTACATAAATATTCTGATGGTCCAAATTTCCCAGGTAGTAATTTCAACAATGATTTAGCTATTGACCAATGGGGTACTCCTGGAGCACCAACTTACTTCTTAATAGATATTGAAGGACTTAATAAATCAGATGAATGTGCATTTGATGCCAACGGGTCTGGTATCACAAATGGATTCTTTGCAAAAATCTCAGCTCCACAAACCAGTATAAACATTTCGGATATGCAAAATGCAGCTATTTTCTACAATGATCACTCCGCCCAAGAGAACATTGCAACCTACTCACCTCCTATTTCTAAACTTGATCGTATGCATATTCGTTTGAGAACACATAACCAACAAGATGCAAATGCAGGATTCATGTATTGGGGACCTCCTGATGATACAATGACAAGTGAGCCGTTTGCATTCAATTATTCTTTAACATTTGAAATTGAATACCTTGATAATGGATTTGATGATTTCTCATCTTATCAAACTAAATTGACTGAACGACCTAATTAAATCGGCGTCCTTGCATAAGTTTTCCAAGTGACACGAAGGTATCAAAGGTAAACAAAAAGATAACACCTGTAACAACATACAAAAACATATCTTGAGTTGAAGAGGTCTCGTAACCAGTTCTGTTCTGCTCAATTAATTTTAAAATTCTTGCTAATTTGTCATCGTCATTGCTCGTGAAATTCTCACGGACTGCCATACGTTGGACGGTGGTGCTCGGCGGCAACTGTGTATACTTGTTCTGGATAGGTGCAAAGTTGGATGTTTCTTTATCAGTATCAAGCGGCAACGAACTCTTAACTGATTCTACCAATTCCTTGTGCTTGGCTACTTGATCTGGCTTTGTTGGTGCCGCCAATGGTTTGTCATCTTTTCCTTCCTTTGTAACAGGCGCTCGGGAACCGAATGGCGTCCCATAGGCATCCTCCAAGTTAGAGTAGTTCATGTTATTCAATTGAGGACAGAAAAATATGGGGCAATGAATAAATGAGAATCACACGAAATGTTGAACTGCTTTCAGCAGCAGTTATTATTGCATACATTTCCTTCCTTCCTAAATTTGCTCCTCTTCAAGACCTGCTGTCAACTCCAGTCGGCAAGGTATTGCTTCTGGGCGCAATCGTTTATTTGTGGAAAACTACCAGTGCCTTGCTCGCACTTCTGTTAGTCGTTGTCTTTGTGACCTCAGTGAAAACCAAGGTATGGGAAGGAATGGCAGTATCCGCAGCCAGCTGTAACTGCGACGATGGATATGTCTACGATTCTTCCACCAAGAAATGCAAGAATAACAAGGGCGAAACAAAGGACCCTAAATCTTGTCAATGCCCTTCTGGATACGCCTACGATGCCATTTCCAAACAATGTAATCAATCATCCACTATGCAAGAAGCCATTCCTGTAACAAAGGTTGAACCAACTATGTCATCTGCCGGAGCACCAGTTTCAAATGCTCCTCCTACAAACACAACAACACCAATAACCACACCAGGAGAAGCACAAACAATGGCCACATCTTCAGCACCAGCTGGAACAAGTGCCCCTTCCTCCGGTCCCAAGCCTGTTGAAAAGTTTGACTTAATGCGCGCATATCCTCTCAACTAATAATAATGTTAGAGGTACTGAATGAAAGTAAGTTCTTTTTGGGAATCATGATGATTCTTCTCAATTTAGGAGCAAGATATCTCGTAGATGAAATCAGTACAAACGAAGAAGAGTATCGTCGTAATCTGATGATGCGACGTATCGCCATCTTCGCTGTATGTTTTGTAGGAACTCGTGATGTCGTAGTTTCTCTTTTACTCACTGCCGGATTCGTAATTCTCGCATCAGGATTCTCACGCAAGAGTTCAGAAGGAATGGCAAATAAAGGCGATGGTATATCCAAGGCTGATAACCCTGGTTATGACCCAACTACTCCATTACTTTTTAGAGCTTAATAACTACACTGTTCTTACCAGTAGAACCTGCCTTGTTCTTCTTCATTGCTGATGGAGGAGCAGGAGCTGGACTTGGAGCAACCGTTGATTTGATATCCTTCAAAAGGTCATCAATGTTTACTGATGGTGCCCTCATTTCAACCGGTGCTGGCGCTGGTGCTGGTGCAGCTGCCTTTCGTTGGACGCCAATCTTAATTGGTTTCGTATCCGCTGGCTGTTTTGGAATCATGCTTGGAGGTGGTGGAGGTGGCATTGATTGTTGCATGAAACTCATGAGACCTGATAACGGGTTTGGTGCGTTTTGAGGAGGGGGTGGATTTGCCGTGGTTCTCATTTGCTGTGTTTGAGATTGCATAGCAGCAGAAGCCAATTGACGTGCGATATCAGGATTCTGTCTCATAATATCATCAATGTTTGGAATATTGGATTTCATTGCCAACTGATTGGTCATATGGACCATATAAATCATCATACAGGTTCGCAATGGAATACGAACAAGAGGATGCATCTTAAGGTTCTCTCCATACAAATCATACAATTCTTCAAAATCATCTTCCAAATCTGCCACATTCATCTGTGCCGCTTCTGAAAGACCATCAAGTCGCAATCCGAAGGCCTTCATCATCGCTACATTTTTAGACCCCCATTCCAATCCAGACATACCTGTAACGAACCATTCAGAGAATTGCTTGATAGTAGAATCCATCGCTTTCTCACGATTGATAAATTCCAATTCCATCTTCATCTCTTCAATGGGAGAGTCCATGGTGAAACGCTTACGCATTGGAACACCAAGTTTTCCAAGACGTTCAAATTTACGTAGAATAGCATATTTCTCCTTCATCAAAGCTTCTTCAGATACACGACGAGTAGAAACAGGAGCATAGGTTTCTGCGTTGAAGTTATCAAATCCATCAATTTTGATGGGTCCAGTTTCTTCAATTGATGGAACAAGTTTTGGTGCGGGTGGCGCAGGAGGTGCCTCATCAAACGAGATACTTGGCAAATCTACTGTTTCTAAATTGGCAATGCCACCCATATTGGGATTAACGAGAAGGTCAACGTCCATTCCTTTACTTCATCTTTGGACGAATGTATGAAGACTGGAACGCACTAAAACGGAAACATTTTACTCAAAATTCTGGAAACCAATCAACATGCTAAGAATAATAAAATCAACCACCCCACTTCCAACAATTGTGAATCCATTCCCCTTCAAACTTGATCCTTTTCAAATACACGCTCTTGCTGCCATTGACAAACACGAGAATGTCCTTGTCACAGCAAAGACCGGTTCTGGAAAGACACTTGTAGGAGAATATCAAATTCTGAAATCACTTGAAAAAAAGAAACGCGTCTTTTATACCACACCAATCAAATCGCTTTCCAATCAGAAATTCCACGACCTCAAAAAGATACATGAATCAGTTGGCATCATGACAGGAGACATCAAATTCTGTCCTCAGGCAGATATCGTCATCATGACAACTGAAATCTTACGAAACCTTTTATTGAAGAAAGGAACCGAAACCGAAAACATTGGAATCACTGCCAATCTATCCATTGACAATCTAGATGCCGTGGTATTTGACGAAGTGCATTATGTCAATGACCCTCATCGTGGAAAAGTATGGGAAGAGTGTTTCGTCCTTCTGCCATCCGAAATCAACATGGTCCTGCTGTCTGCGACTCTCAACAAACCAGAAGAATTCGCATCCTGGCTTGGAGACCTTAAAAGCAAGCCCATTCATCTCATCTCCACCGAATACCGAGTTGTTCCACTGATTCATACTCTGCCAAATGGACAGGTACTCATGGATGAGAAAGAACGATACTATCCCAAAGTCTATCTTGATTGGTTGAAGGAGTTTGACCAAAAAGAGAAGGATATGGCAGCCCACCGAGATGCTGTAAAAGCAAGAGAAGAGGGCCAAGATGTCGTGGAAAGAAAAGTGAGAGACCAGAGCTTTCTTCACCGAATGAATGACTTCATCTCAAACAAGAAAGATTCCCTTCCTGCTCTCTTCTTCGTGTTATCTCGCAAACTCTGTGTAGAATACGCCAAGAAAGTGGAAGAGAACCTAATCACCAGCAGTGAAGTGGCTGCTATGAAACACATTGTAAGCTTTCATCTTCATCGCTATCCGGATATCGTGGTCTCCAATCAGTATTTCACACTGATGCCCCTTCTAGAAAAGGGCGTGGCATTTCATCACAGCGGTCTGCTTCCATTGCTGAAAGAAATCGTGGAAATCCTATTCTCACGAGGCCTTATCAAGGTCCTCTTCGCAACCGAGACCTTTGCCGTCGGATTGAATATGCCAACCAAGACAGTTGTATTCACCTCCTTTCGCAAGCAGGGTGAGAATGGCGAGTTTCGTATGCTGAGACCCGACGAATACATTCAGATGGCAGGGCGAGCAGGAAGACGAGGAAAGGATACACGAGGCTTGGTAGTTTATATCCCAAACAACCGACCTGAGAGTGAATACGATATGAAAAATATGATGACGGGGCAAAAAGCAGAAATCATATCGCGTATGGATTTACATTACGCCTATATTCTTCAAACTCGTCAAGCACATCGGGATGTCCTGCGTGGGTCTTTCTGGGAAAAAGAGAGACAGAACCAGCAGAGATGTCTGGAGAATGATTACGAAGAATTGAAAAACAGTATTCCTATGATAACCGATGTAGAACGCAGAGAATGTGAAAAGAGACGAGAGATTGAAGATATGATAAAGTCCAAGCAGAAACAGACACTGCTGAATGAATGGAACAATCGCCATATGGGTCCAAGATGGATGCTGGTATGGAAAGCGTTTGGACTGGAGATCAAACTCAATCATATCGCAACCCATATTCGTGAATTCAATCAAACACCGACTGAAATCATTCAACGCACACGAACACTGGAAGAACTGGGATTCATTGATACACCGATGGGAACAATCGCAACGGAGATTCACGAAGGACATCCATTGCTGATGGCGTATGCGTTTCATAAAAAGCTATTCCACCATTTGTCGGGCAACGATTTGGTAGTGGCTCTGTCGTGCTTTCTGGAATACAACGAAGATGAGGACAAGGATCCACACATTGAGATCCAAGAACTTGAACGAGTGGCAGCAGAGATGAGAAGTCACGAATACATACCAAGTGTGGATACCTATTGGAAACTATGTAGGTCTTGGGTTGTGATAGTCAAACGATGGATGGATGGAGATACGTCCAAGAATATCTGTGCGGATTATGGAATTGATGAAGGAACATTCGTACGAAACATTCTCAAGTTGTCAGCACTCGCAGAAGAATGGAAAAACATCGCCACATTCCTGCAGGATACGGATATGGTTGAAAAAATGAAGGACTTGGAAATCATTCGAGAGGTTGTGGTGCCGGATTCTCTCTATCTACGAATCTAAATACCATCCTCTTTTTCCATGTGGGTTGGTTCATATCCAGAGAGAAATGGAGAATACCTCGTTTGCCTTCTGATTCATTCTTGCAGGATACCATGCGTTTCCAAACAGGAACCCATACACGAGTGGATGAGACTGCCACGCCTTCTACTTGTCGCGTGTTTCCGTGTAAGAGTGCTTCCAGAAAGAACATGTCTCGTTCGTATCGTTTGGATTGTCTTTCCCAAGTATTGAGTTGTTGGATGTTGAAATCGGGTGGTTTATCTCCTTTAAGAATGGCTTGATTTACGATATCCGCGTATCTGCGAATGGGAGACGATGCGTGGCAATAGACATCCAGTTTCAATCCATAGTGCGGAGTTTTCTCACCACAATAGTGTGCGGATTTGAATGCGAGTGTTCGGACATCCAAACCCATCGCTTCATATTTTTTCAATTTTTCAAGGTCAGGTTCGTCGTGAGCACGATAGACACCGCCTTCTATTCTTTTTGCGACTTCCATATTGTAGAAGAGCATTAGCTGTTCCACCCATTCGTGTGAATCGTTTACAGGCCTTCCTGCTAAATGAGATGCTATTTCTTGAATGATTGGAATATACGGAACATTCTGATAGCTATAACTGGTTCCATTCTTTATCCAACTCTTTTCAAATCGCAGGTTGTAGATTTGGTTGTTTCTCCAAGTGAATGTCAATGATAATCCTGGTCGTTCAACACCTGGTAGAAGAGAACAGGCGTTTTCAAATGCCAACATTGGACGGACAACTTTTCCATCCATATAGAATGTTTGGCCTTGATGGACTGTAAGATTTGGATTGAGTTTGAACCACTCAGCTACATCAGCAATTGTAATAGACACCTCTTCTCCATTGATAGTAATCACATCATCAATATCGGTACATCCTGCAGGGTCAATATTGAATGTTCTGCCTTCAATGAGAATACGGCCGGTAGGTGTTGGAGTTTTAAGCATAAAGGGTGAAACGGGTGGTTTGACACTACAATAGGCAGCTAAGAGTGCTTTGCGTTCAGCATCGTAGTCACCACATTTTCCAAGAATTTGGACGATATTAGCACGGGTTAGACCTTTTAGGTCCCAATCATCAATTTTTGCGATTGCTAGCACATTCGTAGAAATATCACGATGAGAAGAGCCTGCGATACAGGGTGGAAAGTCTGGGTTCAAAGGACGAAAGAGATATATGGGCACATTTCTTGATGTGAAACCATATTTCACTTTAGATGTAAGTTCAAGTATTCCTGAATACATTTCGGTTGCCTATCCTTGCGTTAATAAAAATGTTTCCATTTTAATAATAAAATGTCTGAAAAGAAAGCTCCTTGTAAGCGAAGTCAGCTTCGTAATAAGACCACTGGGGAATGTGAGGAGCGATGTCCTCCAGACCATGTGTGGAACCAAAAGACAATGGCCTGTGCTCCTCGTCAAAGAAAGGCTCGCGGGGCTCCAGCATCAGTTTCATCCACTGGTTCTCCTTCGTCACCTAAAAAGACCCGTAGACGCAATCTTTTCCGTGAATTGCCTTATCACGATGCCGTCATCACTCCAAATGGAAGTCCTAAAACTCGTGTGAAGACTGTACGGGTTAAGAGACCATCCTGTCTTCCAGGTCAAATTCGTGACAAAGTGACTAAGGAATGTCGTGACAAGAAGAGACGCACTGCTAAGAAGCCATCCCCGGTACCAAAAGAACCATCTTCCGTTGACCTTAGATAAATCACTCTTCCTCTCTCATTAGATAAGCAGTGACTGCGGCCACAATCATAATAACACCGAAGATACCTATTGCCACGGCGACTCCAATAATCGCAAAGTCCATCACTTCTTATTTTCTAAGACCCACAATCCTTGAAGAAAACTATCCGCCAAATCGTCTTTCTTTGGATGTTTCAACATATGTTCTCTCCACTTTTCTGGAACCAGTTCAGTGGCGTGCAAAATACCTGTCTTCTTACGACCCTTGTAACTATCCACTCTGTCTTCTGGCGTAATCATATTGCTGAGCTTGTGAGTGGCGGATACACCTTCGCACCGAAATCCACGGCAGCAAAAATACATATGAATCATCGCTTGAACGGCAAACATTCTGCGGTCAGGTTGATTCTCAAAGACCACTTTATCAGCTCCTTTCCATATCTCTGCACGAGCATCCAAGGATTTGATGATAGCAGGTGCCAAGTCAATGACAGACCCTGCGAAGACAGATTTCACACAGCGTTTCCACCGATTCTGGCGATGATGGACGTAAATCATTGTCACGATATCGTCCTTCTTGGATGTGGGACAAGTAAGGCCAAGACTTTCCAACTCTTTCTTGAGTTCGTCGCTTGATTTCTTTTTGAGTTCAACTTTTGTTATTTTGGATTTGGATTGTTTGGGTTTGTGTTTGGTACAGGCAACTGCTTGGTCGGTTAATCGCATCCAAGTAGCAGCAGTCGCACATTTGAAACAGCGAGGATTTGTCAATCCACTCTGTTCCGCCATAATATCGATGATGTTCCAATCCAGTATTTGAACATCCGCACGATTGGTTCCTGCGATGACCGAATATGCGAGGTTTCTTAGGCCGATATCAAAGGAAACTAACTTCATTACTTAGTCTATGCAGATGCTTTTAAAAGGGAAATAAGGATATTCTTGCTATCGCGTTTTCCAAATGGAATGCCGCGTTTCGTAAGCATATCTTTCAATTCTTTGGTTGTTTTGGATTCAAGGTTATCAGTGTCAACAGGTTCAGGTGCTCCGTCCACTACTTCAGTCTCTTCTTCGTCAACAGAGATGCGGTCATCTTCGTCGTGGTCAAGGACAACTTCTTCCGTGGGTTCAGGAACGGACACGGCTTCTGTTTTGACTACATGAATTTCAGGAGCACGAGCCAGTTCGCCGATAGCCATCACGATGTTATTCATATTTTGAAAGAGACGAGTTTGTTGCCAGTATAGCCAGCCGACCATCCCTGCTAGAATTAGAATCATAGACGAGAGAAGCGCCAAGGATGCGTGAATAAATTCCATTTAGTCATTTGCCCGACAAGAAGCAGGGTCTTTAAACGAAACAAAATCCATACTATTGATAAATGTCTAAACAAAAAGGAGGAAGTTGGCTCGCTGCCCTTGAGATTGGAACTGCCGTGTTCGCGGCAAAGAAGGCAAACACCTTCACTGGATTTCTTTGGAAATTTGTAACTTACATTCTTATCTTGACCGTCGCGATTCTTGTTATTGGTCTTGTTCTTAAGGCATTGGGTCTTATCTCAATTGAGACATTTGTACCAGTCGCTCCATCGGCTGAAGGTGATAAGAAGGCGGTAACACCCGCTGGTAATGTGATTCTATATTAGACTCCATAAATAACACATCTCCATAGCTGACATTGTCCGGTAATTCAGCAGCGTTGTCCCAGACGTTTCCTCCATAGATTATGGAAAACTTCTTTACAGGGGCAGTGAATCGTACTTCCTGCTGTTTCGTGTAGGCGTGTTTTGCTTTGAACTCTGTTGGTGGTGTGAGATAGTCTTCGTCATTCTGTAAATATTGTCCGTAAAGGAATTTGCCTCTTCGTCCATCAATTTTGAAGAAGTGGCCGTTCATTGGTAGTGGTCCGTATCCAGAGGCAAATCGCCAGAACATACGAAGTTCTGCAGTCAAGAGTTTGTTTGGTGTAAAGATAATCATTGTGTAAGTTTTGTCATGTATGCAAAAAGATTTCCATTTTACGAGAGACATGATTTGCAATACATATTCTCATCTCCTTCGTTCCATGATTTACAATCGTTGCAAATAGGCTCTTTACATTTCGCACAATCTTCGGTACAATCTTGTTCACAGTTGAATGATTTACAATAAGTACATTGCTGTCTTTGATTTTCTTTTGATCCACAATGATTACAAAGTTCCGTGTTGAGTGAAACTTTCTTTTCAAGTTTATTCAAACGCTCATCAATATTTTTTAGTATTTCAAATATAGCTTGCATCATAGCTAGTTTTTCTCTATCATCATAATATGCGGCTAATGGAATGCTTTTAGAGTAGAGGTTTTCCTTAAGTTGTCTTGCTTTTTCGTTTATTATATTTTCAAATTTCTCCATTTCATATGCAATCATTTAGCATTAACTAAAAAGAATCCATTTTAATTTACTCATAGTATTTTTGAAAATGCCTATATTTCTCCCAATGATAGCCCCATCTTCCTAGTGCAATCTTGTCTGTGTTTGTGTCTATAAACAATATACGAAAGAATATACGATATACCATTTTTAGTGTGCGGTTACAGATTTGTTTACACGCAAAAACGTTTCCGTTTTAATCAGAATAGTAATCGGATTCATTCTCTTCATCGGATTCACTTTCATAAATGTATTTATTTCTAGAATAACAACTATTGGCATAGTGCCCGTATTTATTACAGCTGTAACATATAACAGATTTCTTGTATTCATATTCTTCTTCAGATTCGCTTTCTTCCTCCACTAATTGAGTTTTGGCATAACAACTACTTGCGAAATGTCCATGTCTTCCACATCTCGTGCATTTATCTTCTGCCATTCTAAGCTCATTTCTTAATAAGTCTTTTTGATTTTCATCAAGAGTTGTAGAAACATAGGATCCACCTCTTACATTATTGATTCCATATTTAGACATGTATTCTTTGACATATTTGTCTTCATCAAACACACTTGCATTTTTAATGGTTTTAATGATTTCAAGTGGTTTGTGTTCCCTAGTCCAACTAGAGCCTTTTCCTTTTATATGTTCTTGAAATCGTTTGATTGGATCAGCCGATTTCCCAACATAGTATTTGTTGTTTTCAAGTTTCAATATGTAAATATCCGTCATTATTGATTTAATATCCTACTTTTGTGAAAACTAAAATCCATTTTAATAACAATGAAGACCAGAAGAAACAAGTTCCGGTTCCCAAGAAGATTCAGTCGGGCACATTGTTTGCGTAAAACCTGTAAGAAAATGGGCTTTACGGAAAAAGCATCGTGTCGTCCGTATAAGAATTGTTATAAGTCTAAGAAGTAAAGGTTAACCGATGTTCATGATAGATTGATGGATCATCTGCAATATACGCAACTTGGTCAAACTCTTTTTCACCTGTTAAATACGGTTTCAAATGTGTATCTAACCATTCTTCACCTTTCGCCGCAACATCCGGTTGAAATATCCGAATGATACGATATCCATTTGCAACTGCCTGTTTCATTTTGTAGATATCTCTTTCCATAGTTTCTTTAGGAGACGTCCAATTCATTATCTGTTTAAAGTGTTGTGGGCCATCAACCTCAATAAGAATTTTCAAATCGGGTATGATAAGGTCAAATCGTAGTTTTTTTACACTTTTTAACCACTTTTCGCTGAATTGTGATTGAGTTGTTTCATATAAATTTTTACACCAAAGAAAGACAACTGATTCAGTTTTATTTATACAAATTGGGCATCCAGAACCTTGCATATGTGCATCTGGAATTTGTTCAAATTTTCCATGTTTCATACATATTATAATAACTTTTAGGTCACTCCTTATATATTCCACTAATGTATAATCGTATTTATCTCCATGTATATTTTTTGCTTTTTCAATAAATTTTTTTGTATTTGAAGTAAGTCTTAAACTAGTTGCTCTGTGTCTACATTTAGGACACCATCTACCATTTGTAATATGACATAATGCAGCTTTAAATTCTCCATCAATTGGACATATGAAAGGTAGTTTCATGGCACAACTTTTGAATATACGAAATGGGTCTATATCAACTTCAGGAGATAGAAACCCAACCTTATCGCTTGATGCGAAACTCTTTTCATAACAAGGCATACAATCTTTGTTTCCGCATAGTTGTTTACTTCCGCAAAATGGACACCAAGCCCCAGCAACAACCTGCTTAATTTGTATTTTAAATTCGTGGTTACATTTATCACAGTTGAATATTTGGAAACAATGAGAGCCTAATGTTATTTCATTTGGGTTTATTGAATTTTTTTCAGACCAATATTGCGCCATAGGATGTGTATCAAACATTTTAGTTCCCTCTTTTTTTGATTGATTATGTGCTCTAGTACAAGACATACATTTAGCTATAAAATTTTCAGACACCCATATTTTGTTTGCTTTTTTCCCACACTTACATTCGAAATGAACTATAGTTTTGGTATTAAGTTTCTCATATTCTCCAATAAGAGTTGCTCCATCACGCAGTATTGCGGAATCGAGCAGTTCTTTTGTATATTTCAATGGAGGCATTTGCCATATTAATTTCTAACCAAATACCTGAAAACGTTTTCGTTTTATATGCCCAACATAGGTGCCACATTATAGACCGCAGCCATCAAAATACCGCCCCAAGTTGTATCGGCAGCAGCAAAGCGGATATCATAATCCTTGAATGTGCTGTAGTTTGTAAAATCGTAGATGCCATACACAGCAGAACCCATCAAGAAGGCTTCCAAGGAAGACTTAGGGAACTTGCTGAGATAAGCAGCTGCAATGTACACGAGCAATCCAGGCAGGAGTTTTAGTGTTAGTTCACTCCCCTGTATTTTTCGTATCATCGCCGAGAAGAGGGGTGTGCATATCGTTATCCAAATCATGTCGATCGCTATGAACAGCGGTATTCTTAACAGAAGGTTCATTTGTATATTCCTTGCCAGTTATTTCTGCGATGAACTTCTTTCTTGTTTCCTCTAACTCTTTGTCAAACACCTCCGTCATCCTTTTATACTCGTTTATCCTGCTATTTAATTCGTCAGCAGCCTTCTTCAATTTTTCCTCTCGTTTTTTGTTAAACCCTTGGGTCATGTTGTTATACTCCTCCACCTTTTTCATCACTTCTTCGGCAAACTTCTTTCTTTCTTCATCATCTTTTGGAAGAGGAATAACTGGTCCTGGTTTTTGAAAATCAAGAGGTTTCAGCATATCCTGATACAAGTCATCTGGCTTGTCATTAGGAATGTTATTCAAGTCTGTTCCATATTCATATCCAACCGGTTCAAACTTGTCCATGTTATCGTATCCCATAGGTAGATTATCTTGCATTTATTTTATTATGATAGCTTGTATTTAGACGATTAAACGCTTGAAAAAAACGGAAATTTGACGTGTATGGATTAATATCCCGTAAAATGACTGAAACAAATAATTCTGATATCGAAACCAATGAGAAACAAATTCCAGAACCCTTTAAAGTTCTTCCTTCAAGTCTTAAATTAGAACTTGTTGACGAAACTATAGTTGTAAGAGGAAAATCTTACGAACACAAGGATAGATTAAAGGCAGGTGGAGCAAGGTGGAATCCAAATAAGAAAGTTTGGTATTTTGATATAAATGATGCTCTTAGACTTCCTTTAAATGAAAGCAATCCAGAATGGACATGTTGTTGGTTTGCAAAAGATATTGATCTTGAGAAACAAACATTTAAATGTCCAATAGACTGTTATAAAAAGAGACAGATTGAATCTGGGAAAATATGGGCAGAAAGGAACAAGAAACTTCTAGAAGAAGAGAAGAATCAAAATCGTGATAAATATATTCTAGTTTTCGGATGTCGAAGCGGAGGAGAAACAGATTACTATGCAGTAAGATATGATACATTGGAAGAATGTCAGGAAAAAATAAACAAATTACGACAATTCTTAAATAAATGTAGACATACACCATTTGAAATGTATGGTACTTTATGGTACCTATACATTCATCATAATGGATCTAGAATGTTTCTATCTGATTCATCAGATGAATATACATATGTAAATGATGAACTTTCTATAAGAGAATATTTAGACAAGTCTAAGTTTTCAATAATCAAAGATTATTCTCCTCCAAAATACGGTGGAAATAAGATTAAGATATCTTGTATTTAAAAGTCTTCATCGTCCATTCGAATAACCATATCCTCTTTGTCAAACACCTCCGTCATCCTTTTATACTCCGCTTCCTTATCTCTTCTTTTTTCCTCCATTTCTTTCGAAAACTTTCTTAAATTTTCATCCGTATACTGAACTTCAGGTGCAAAATCGCCATTCTCAAGCTTCTTCATATATTTGAGAAAATATGGTTCTCCCTTCTTGTTTTTAATAAAAAACTCTTTCATCTTCTCAGCATATTCCTCTTTTGAAAGATGAATAACCGGTTCAAGCCTCTGACGCTCAAATGGCTTCCACATGTCTTTGTAAAGATCGTTCACATTGTCATTAGGAATAGCACTGATCTCAGCGCCATATTCATAAGCAAACTCATATCCATCTGATTTAAAGGTAGGTTCAAAGTTCTCCATTTATTTAGTTAGTTGTCTTTTCATGTAAGCTACAGAAAAATGAAAACGAATAAGCTATAGACAAATAAACAGGTATATAAGATGGACTCGTTTAGAGAGGACGTTATTCAAGGTGACTGCCTTGAAATAATGCCAACTCTTGAAGACGAATCTGCACAGATTATTATAGCAGATCCACCTTACAATATTGGAAAAGACTTTGGTAATAACAGCGATAAACAGCCTATGGAAGAATACTTATTATGGTCAGATAAATGGATTAAAGAATGTATCAGAATTTTGAAACCGAATGGAACTATGTTTATATACGGATTCAGTGAGATTCTTGCATTAATTCTAGCGAGGATTCCTTATGAAATTAATCGTCGCTGGATTATCTGGCATTACACCAACAAAAATGTTGCATCTCTAAATTTCTGGCAACGCTCACATGAAAGCATTCTTGTTCTTTGGAAAAATGATAAAGTGTTCCATCGTGATGATATTCGTGAACCGTATACAGAAGCATTTCTAAATGGTGCAGCAGGAAAGGAAAGAACATCTACGAAGGGTCGGTTTTCTAAGGGCGACAAAACAACTACGTATACAGCACATCCAAATGGTGCTCTTCCACGCGATGTCATAAAGATTCCTGCTCTTGCGGGCGGTGCTGGAAAGAAGGAACGTGTAGACCATCCAACACAAAAACCGATTGCTCTGTGTGAAAAATTGCTTCGTTCATGTCAACAGCCAGCAACCGAAGGATATGTTCTCATTCCATTTGCAGGATCAGGAAGTGAATGTGTAGCATCCAAAAATCTTGGACTTCCGTTTATCGGAATTGAGTTGAATGAAGAGTATATCAATTTGATAAATGAACGGCTCAATTCTAACTCTGAATGAAAGCATCAAGTTCTGAGATACTGTTGATTGGTGTAAGATATGGAAGAATATCCGATTTTTTTGTCCACCAACCTTGTTTTCCCTGAAAGGTTACTATTTTTTTATCTCTCAATTCACCCATCAGAACTGATTTTTTGATCATCCAAATTTTCCATCCTTGAAAGTCAAGAAGAGCAAACATAGCATATTCATAATCATGATCTGGTTCAAGATGTTGCCATTTGCAGTTATCTTTACCATCCCAATATCTTGCAGATTTAATCTCAATTTTTTTACCATTTCTAGTTCCATCATTCTGCGATGAAGTTCTTGGACTTAGTTTAAAGATCTCTTGAATCATTTTTTCAGACTCTGATCCAAATGGTTTGGATTCCAAATCTACAAGTTTAAGTACTTCTTCACAACTGTTCATTTTTTTGTAATACTTCATCTGAGTTTCCTTATCCTTGATTGATTTAAAGGTATCTGTATTTTTCCAGTTTGTTGCAGAAAGAATATCTTCAGTTGTTATCATTTTACGTGTGACTACAACACTTCTGCATTTTTTATTTCCGTTTTTTAGAAGTCTTCATCGTCCATCCTGATTACCATGTCCTCTTTTTCTGCCATCAGAGGCTTGGAATACTCACTGACTTTCTTCTCAAAGAAATTGGTCTTTCCTTCCAGTGAAATCAGTTCCATAAAATCAAACGGGTTTTGTGTTTTGTAAATCTTTGGCAATCCAAACTGAACTGCCAATCTATCTGCGACGAATTCAATGTATTGAGACATCATATTGGAATTCATACCGAGCAACGAGCAAGGAAGGGCATCTACAATGAACTCTTTTTCAATTGCAACTGCTTCCTTGATGATTTCAGCAATACGCTCCTGCGAAATTGAACTGCGAAGAGTGTGGTAGAGATTGACGGCAAACAGTGTATGAAGGCCTTCATCTCTGCTAATCAATTCGTTTGAAAATGTGAGTCCAGGCATCAATCCTCGTTTCTTCAACCAGAAGATAGAGCAGAAGGCACCGCTAAAAAAGATACCCTCAATACAGGCGAACGCAACAAGACGAGTAGAAAAATCCTCCTGCGAATCAATCCACTTCAACGCCCACTCTGCCTTCTTACCAATACAGGGAACATTGTCAATCGCTTGGAATAGGCGGTTCTTCTCATCAGTATCCTTGATATAGGTATCAATCAACAACGAGTAGGTTTCAGAATGAATGCCCTCCATCGCATTTTGGAAACTGTAAAAGAGCTTGACGACGGGGCTGTCTACCTCGCGTTGAAACCGAGAGGCTAGGTTTTCTTGGACTATTCCGTCCGACCCAGCAAAGAAGGCTAAAACGTGTTTGACGAAGTGTTTTTCATTGTCAGTTAATTTAGCCCAGTCCTCGGCGTCCCGGGAAAAGTCTATTTCTTCTGGTGTCCAGAAGACCGCTACGGACTGCTTGTACATCTTGTACAGGTGAGAATACGCTGAAGGGATGGGAAAAAGAGTGTAGGACATCGCTGTATATATAGCGGAGAAACGACCTAAATGATATTTTGAAGTAAGATAATAATATGAGTAGTTCAAGCAACGTTCAGAGCTATTTGACAAACGTTTTCCGTCCGGTCTATACCTACGATTCCGTGAACGGGTTCTTTCAACCAAGTCTTGAATTATCCAACGTTGATAATTTGACAGCAAATACGATAACAGCATTCACTGCTGCTATCGGTGATTCAAATCAAAATACCTATGTTGGAGGAGGAGCAGGAAATCCTTACAATATTCCTCAGAACTCTTCTGGGAATGTTGGAATAGGTTATGGTGCATTAAATGGTATTTCAAATGCGAATAACAATATCGCAATTGGAGAAAATGCAGGAGTTGCAATAGTAAACAGTAGTGGTAATATTTTTATGGGTACAAATACGGTTCAATCTGGAAATGTCAATGTAATGATTGGAGACAATGTTGCTGGAAGTCCTGGTAATAATAATGTATGTGTCGGTGCAGGTTCATTTACCACAGGAGATAATTGTATAATCTTAGGAGCGAACGCCGGTGCTAATCATTCAAATCAACTTGTAATTGGATCAAATTTTACAATTAGCGGTGATTTATCAAGCAATCTAGTTGGTATCAATCAATCCAATCCTCTTTGGACACTTGATGTGAATGGATATACTCATATCTGCAATGCTCTTGGTATCAACGCAACGCCTTTAGATCATACTCTTAACTTAAACGGTGATTTCTATGCATCTGACGGTCATGGTACACTTTCATTTGGAAACAATATTATGAATACAAGCGGATTAGTTGTTGGTTCAAATGGATTCGTATCACGTGCAAGCAATGTAGTAGTAGGTTCAGGAGCAGAAGTTGATATTGTTCATTATATGCCTGGTATTGTAGATTTTCATGTCCAAGATACATCTGGAACTTATTTCGCTTCTGTTCGTGGAATGATTAATCTTGCATCCACAAGTGTCATTTCTTCAAATGTTATTCTAAGTGATGGAGGAAATACGTCTATATTTTTCAATAATGCAAGTCATTATATCGGAATATCAAATACCAGTGGAAGCAGTCGTACATATTGGTATAACTTTACTTACTCTCCTCTTGGGATAACAACTTAAGTTTTTCGGCCATTTTTCGTATGCTCACTACTGACACCCCAGTTGCTTCTGATACTCGTGGTATCTGACCTCCAAGCACTTTGCTCACAACTCCTGCTACAATTGTTTTCGGTGTATGTTCCATTTCTGGTAAGTTCTGAAGCATAAGGACAATATTGTCTCGTTCTTCATCGCTCAAATTCATATCTGCACACACTCTCTCTGCTATTCCAAGTTGTGTTGAAAGGACATTGGATATCTCTCCATCCAATCTCATCAATGCCTTACAAAGTGCTCGGATACTGACTCGGAACATACGACTCAACTCTTCATGTGTTCGCGTTGCATCTCGTTGACGACATGCTGTAAATACTGCAGCTGCCATCAATGCTCTTCGGTTCTCTCCTCGTGTCTTCTGTGCCTCTTCTACATTCTTAAACATTCCACATGCATCCATAATGATTGCCTTTGGAAGACCTGCTCTTACACAGCAGTTCTGTATAGCATCAAAGATACCCATCCAAGATCTTTCTCCATGCGATGAATACGACCACGAAGAAAGTTTTGTGATAGTCTTCATTTCTTCGCTCTGTGTTCCAAACCTCTTACGCATCACGACCGATCCATAAGACGAATTAGGTAATAATTCATTTGTGATTGTTCCTGTTCTTGACACATCTTCTTCTGTATTCGCGTAATTTCTCCATTCTGCTCCTTCGTCTATATACGGTCCCATAATTGTTCCACAACAAGTGCAGACTCTTTCACCATCATCAATTTCTATTGTATTTGTATTGTGTAGGCAATCCATACCTCTACTATCTTAAAATACCTTTCATTCGTTTTTATAACGCATTTTCAAACATATATTGCCATTTTCCATCCACTTCCACTTCACATGCTCTGGATGACCCAATGACACTCATTCTTGAAGGATTGATTTCTCGTATATGGTCCAATGCGAATTTTGAAATCGTATCATGATGCTTTCCATCATCGTCAATAATGACATCATACATCACAGAGTAATAGCCTACCTTGATATCATCCTCTGCCAAATCTCTTTTTCGTATCTTGTGCCGGATTCGTTGGTTGTCCTTTAAGTTCTGGTGTTCGTGATGAGATTTATAAGGCTTTGGAATAACCTTTTCTTCAGTGTCTTCCCACCACTCTCCATCCATCAGAGACAACAATTCTCGTGTAGCCTCCAACGGAACCTTGAAGAACTCTCTGCGATTATTCACACGAAATCCCAACTGTTCTAGAATACTGTGAATTTTTGCCTCCTTTTTCTTATGGTCGTCCACTTTTCGTGCGAATTCCAAGACATACGGAGTTGGAGGCCGAAAGGTATCCGTCTTGTTCGCATCTTTCAGTCTTTCAGGAGGGTCACGCTCTGTTTCGCCTATTTTGTATATACCGGGCATAGACGGGTTTGATAGCACATAGACATATCCCATTACTCTTTTCCGGAGCATCGTCTGTAACTTACTTGCGAATCATTGTTGTCAAATTTGACGGGTCGTATACCTGGGGTCGGTAATTGGTAGTAAGTTGAGGACGATAAGAAGCCTTTCCTCCTTGTCGTTTCATCCATGAAATCAGCAGGAACTTCTCATCTACAACCCATACCAAAAATCCAGACTGTTCCAACGTATGTGTCAGATAGTCTCTTGCTTCTGACAGTTGATACAGAGGATATCCAAAGACAAAGGATGGTATTTCTGAAACAATGTAAGGAGCATCTACATTGTGAATGGCTTGTTGTTTGATTTTGGCATATATCTGAGCAAGAACAGGTCGCATAGCAGCCATTCTTCTTTCTCTGCGGTTTTCCTGTTCCTCCAGCACTTCATTGGCTTTCAGCATTCTTACATAAAACAAATAGAATGTTCCGAGCAATTGCACTAGGAGGTGGCGGTGTTAGAGGTGGCCTACAAGTTGGAGCACTTCAAGCAATTGAAGAGATGAGAGGAAATCTTAACTTTCCAGATGGTATCTATGGATGCTCTGTTGGCTCTATTTTGGCAACCGCTATCGCATTTGGATTAAGAGCGAAACAGATACGAGAGATGATGGATGAATTTAAGATGGATGAAATTATTCCTCCAATTCGTCTTCATTCTCTTACAGAATTTATGAGTAAAAAAGGTCTCTTTTCTATGAAACCTTTGGAAGCATTTATTATTGCAGAATTCAAAAAGCACGGAATAGAACTGGAAGGCAAAATGATAAGTGATGCTCCACAAAAGGTATCCATTGTTGCTTGTAACCTGACTACAAATAAGACATCTTTCTTAACGGGAAATATACCGATTCTGGATGCGATCAAGGCTTCTTGCTGTTTGCCAATGGTCTTCTATCCTCAAATCATTCACAACAACGTCTATATAGACGGAGGTGTCAATTTAGATTGTATTTCTGAGATAGTTCCTTCAGAGTGTCTGGTTCTTCATATTGGCAGTCCTCCAACTCCTCTGTTTCCTTCCGAACTGGAGACTATCAGTGTCCTATCCTTGATGAGTCACGTGTATCGCAATATGAGAAAGATAGGATTGCCTAAAAATGTATGTTGGTTAAAGGACTACGAAAAGTCTTCCATTGATACTCTTACTGACAAGGATAAGCAACGGTTATTTGAGACGGGATATTCACAAACTGTCCGTTTCTTTGCCAAGTGTCTCACGCAAGAACCCTATGAGGTTAGTGGCGGTTGCTGATTTGGTATATTCATACAATCCGTCGTGTGTCTCAAGTTTGAAGGTTGGATAGGCATTGACTTCATACAGTTCTGCGGTCTTGCGGTCCTTTTCTGCATCAATGGGGACAAGAGTTACTTTGGTGCGTCCAAAATATGGTGTCTTTGAAACCTGCTCTTCTACCTTCTTCCATTCGGGTTGAGCCTTCTGAGAAAAGCCACACCATTCAGTATAGAAAAAATAGAGACGAGCATTGTTCACAGGCACTTCACGTTTGGGTGGGGCAAGAATAGGTTTCCAAAGTTTCCATACAAGAACACCCAGAATGGCAAATGCCAGAACAATCAGGACAGTATTCATTGTTGAAGGACGTGAGAAATTTTGCGCTGTTTTTCAAACCATCTGCGATAGGCTTCTTCAGGAGAGACTCCTTCCTTGATTTGTATCCAAGCAATATCCGTTGTCATTCTTTCGGGTTCGTAGTAACGTGGTTTGATTACGACCATCTGGCCGTTGAAGCGAACGACGTATTCCATTACTATTTTAATATTGATTTACCTAAACGATTTCGTTTTAAACTCGTGGGAAGCCGACGAGGTTTGCGCCGATACCGAAACCAGCACCAGTTCGGGCAGAAGCACCGACGGATGGGGCATAGATATCAAGAATAGCGAAGGTGGCAAGGGCAACCAAGGCAATCATTGCGATTTCAGCAACCTTGAGGGTCTTTCCAGGAAGGACAAAGGCAGCAATGGCTACGGCAAGACCTTCAAGGGCATATTTAACGAAGCGTGACAAGATGTCACCCATATCAATTCCGGCGGATGGGGTTGGCTTAGGTTTGCTGTCAGACATTTTATATATTATATAGTTTAGAAAAATTCATAAAACTTTTGTATAAGATATACCACGTTGAATATTACTTATAGTTCTAAATCCAGTACCATATATCTCCGCGAGTTTTTTATGTGTTAATTTTTCAGGATTGTTTCTTATTAATCTAACAATTTCATCTTCTAATTTTTTATTATTTTGTTGTTTTCCTAATTTTGATTTTGATATCTTTTCTTTCGTTTCATCGGTGAGTTTTTTACCAGAATTTGAAAGTCCTATTTTAATTTTATTTTCATCCTTCATTGCTCCTGTAAGCTTTCCTAATTTACTTTCTCTCATTTTCACTATGCTTTCTTCATTATGTTTATAATCACGAGGTTGTCCTCTTCCGCATAAGGCAATATTATACCCATTTTCATAATAGTATGAGTTATATTGTTCCGCGTAATATGCTTCGAGATTATCTAATGATTGATTAGAACAAACAATGATTGTTTCTAGATAAAAAGAAGATTTATCATATTTTCTCATAGCATTGTATAAGGCATATTTGTATTCATTTCTTAATGCTCTATACCAATGTCTATTATATCTTTTAATAGGAGAATCTTCAATACTTTGACCTATATATGATTTGCCAGTTTCTTTACAAAAAATTCTATAAATACATCCCATTATTTAACTAACTAAAAATCTGTTTAATAGGGAGAAGAAATCTGTAGGCCACCGCTATAGGCTTTGTACCCAACAATTGCGAGGACAAGTATCCAGACTCCCCACCAAGGAACGTAGGCAGAAAGGTATCGAAGGACGACGTAGAAAACAAGTGCGTGGACGGCAGCCGGCACGATACCTGACATTCCAGGAGGAAGAGTCAAGATGACACCGGGTACCAAAGCAAAGAAGAGAATGGCAGTTGTGTAAATGTCGTACATTTGTAAAGTTGCGTATAAACTATTTTAACCATTGCTGGCATATATGAATAAACATGGCATCTCTTCCTAAGAAAGACGAACTCGGCGTGGTCATTGATTACCTTGATGAAGACCCAGAAGTTCCTACGCAAAAGTATTGTGTTGTATCTTTTCTCTCTCCCGAAAAGATTATCAAACAAAAACAGCAGTTCATGTTTGAGAAATTCGTTCAATGGCAGGACTACGAATGGAAGATTAAGGGAATGGAGAAATTCATGGCCTTTCTTTCCAAGAAATACTCCTTGAAGATTGATGACCTTCTCACTGATGCCAACGATTTCGCAAAGGTTCACAATGCGGATATCAAACAGACTGATATTCAAGAGCAATATCAAGTATTCTTATTGAAGAATGAAAAAGACCTTCAAGAAGAATATGATAACAAGGTTGATTTCCAGACCAATGTTCGTGGAGTGAAAATTAGACGTTCATTCCCAACGGTGGAAGAGGCACAAATCTTTGCCAAGGTCTTCCAACGCAAGTATCCAAATGATAATATCTACATCGGTAAAGTCGGTGCTTGGTTGCCTTGGGACCCATCTGAACACTTGATGCCAGAGGTTGAGTATGCTGAGAAGGAACTCAATGAACTTATGAGAAAATACAAAGAGAACGAGACTAACCGCGAGATCTTCTTTGCTGACCAAAAGGACGAAGCTATTAAGCGACAAAAGGAAGAGAATGCTAAGCGACAACGCGAGAACCAAATGGCTGCTCTTGCTGACCAACCAGCAGTTCATCCATCAGAAGGTGCTATTCGCGAGTAGAGCCCTCTTTCTTAACCCAAACTGAAGGTCCTTTCTTTTTCAATCCTGCTGGGTCATATTCATCTGCTAACATCATAGTAGAACGGAATGGCTTGTTATCAGCCCACAATGACTGATCACATAATTTGAATGGTGGATGATCCGATGCTTTATACCAAAACACCTGATCTTCTATTTTGTTTGAGGTAACGTTATTACAGATAACCAGGCCTTCATAGTTCTCTGTACATTGGTCCATAAAGGTACAGAACATATCGTAGGTAGGAAACATACCTGCATAGTTGTCGTAGATTCTCTTACGATTGGTTGCGATGTTCTCACGCAGAATGAATACAAAGTCAATTTGAGTACGCAGATTTGGAGTGATACCAAGAGGATACTGCATGGTGATAATTGTCATCAAATCGATGTGACGACCGTTCATAAACACGTACCGAGTAGATTCTTCATTCATCCACTCTTTTGCGGCGTACAGACAGTCATCCAGAATAAGAAACGCACGAGGGTCAATGTTTGAGTTACCACCCTTTGAGAGTTTGTCCTTGTTACGAGTACTCTTGACATTCATCTGACGCTTGATAACATTTTTCACGATTTCAGGTTTGTATTCATCGTGAATAAGTTTGGAAGGCACCATACTTTGAAAAAATTCATTGACAGCTTCTGTGGCAGAGATAACTGTGCCTACAGGAAACAGACTTTGGACGTTGTAAAGAATATCTCTTACCAAAAAGGATTTGCCCGTATCCTTTTTACCAATGACGACGATCATTGGACTTTTACGAGAATCAATATCACACCGATCCTTGATCATATCGATGTTAAACTTTCTTAACTGGAAATTCATCCTATTAAAACCCACAACAGAAAATATACAAGTAACTTCAACGAGCGTTTGCTTTTGGATATTGATTGCCTAGCCAAACAAATAATGGGAAAAGAGTTGCGGACCACATCGGTCCAAATGAAATTGCATCGGTGCAAGGCAATTGATGGAAAACATTGGGGGTTTTCTAAATTACAGCCCTTTTTTCCACCCTTGGAGAAACTGTTCAAGACAGACAATTTGAACGATGTATTTTCATATGGTGTCAAACTGACGGACGAGATTGACACAATTATTGACAAGGACAATATTCGTACTACGCGTGGCAAGGTTGTTCCTATTCATCGCAAGACTACCTCTATTCTCAACCACCTGCGATGGATGAGAGGAGATTATGGAGCCATTGGGCTTCCAAAGCCAACAGAAGTGGAGGAGGAAATACGAGAACGCACTCAGAGCCCACACAACGCGGCCTATGTTGGAGCCATCACCTCGATTGCTCTTTCAGAATCGGGATGTATCCACTTTCCAAAGGTCTATGGAGTCTATACAGGTGTGGTTGATAAGCATACGATTGATATTTCAGACGACTACGATGACCTGTCGGACAAGACTTGGTTTGGAGAGAATATTGGCAAGACCTTTGAATTGAAAGTGAAGACAACGAATGGAGATGAAACCTTTACTCACACTCGCAGTCAGAGACCGACTGTTATCTTGGAGGATACAAGTGATATGGTATTGGATGTTCAAGATATTGAAGCAGAACATGTTGATAATCCTTCTCATCTTGAATCCATTAGTGGAGAAAATGAGGAGAATGATGAGGACTATGAAGATGACGAAGAAGATGATTCTCCGTATGATGTGTTTGATATTGAGTCCTGTGATTGTGAGGATGAAGAGGATGAAGAAATGCAAGATGATGATGAGGAAGAAGATTCATTTGCTTGGGCTACTTTCAGCAATCTCCCTGTGGTCACTACCGTCATGGAAAAGTGCGATAAGACCTTTTACGAATTGCTTGAAGAAGAACCAACGGACTCCGCAAAACATATAGCATGGATAGCACAGGTAGTATTTGGGCTCGCTTACGCTCAGCGTAACTTTGGTCTCACCCACAACGACCTCCACGGCAACAACATCATGGGGGTCAGTACAACAACTGAACATCTCTATTACAATGTAGAAGGCGTTTGCTATAAAGTGCCTACATTTGGATACATCATGAAGATAATTGATTTTGATAGAGCCATTGTTTCCATTAAACTTCAAGGAATGAAAGAGTCCAAGACGTTTATGAGCAGTCAATTTGATGTGAATGAAGAGGCAGGAGGTCAGTATAATATGGAACCCTATCACTATCCAGAAGTTCCGTTCATTCCTGCATGTCCATCCTTTGATTTGTCAAGATTAGCCACTTCTTTGTTCTGGGATATGTTTCCAGAAGGACCGGACCACAGTTATACTCATCCACTTTTCACTGTCTTTCAGGATTGGATGAAACAGCCGGATGGTTCATCTATCATGTTCAGAAAACAGAGAGATAATCATGATCGCTATCATGGTTTTGATCTATACAAGGCAATTGCACGTTATTGCAAGGATGCTGTTCCTAAGAAAGAAATTGGACGCCTCAATTTTTATCAGGTTCCAAGTATTCCAGTTGGAACGCCTTATCTATTGATTGAAGCGTAAGTTAGATTCAACACGAGTTCTTTCAGATTGAGGCAGTTTATTTTCACTCAGAAGACGAAGAGACATTTCTTTTGCAATATCTCGTCTTCCACAATGAAATGCAACGACTGATAATTCATCCAATGCTCTCCAATCATACATCTCAGGTTCAAAGAATAGAATTTGTGATGTAGGTTTCGGTATAGATGCTGCATACATTGCCATTGCCAACAATTCACGTGACCACTCTGCTTTTTCACGACAATGTGCGATATAACTCACAAGAGATTCATTTCTTTCTGGGTTGCATTCGTGAGCCTTCCAAGCCCATTCTTTTGATTTAGTGAGACGAGATATCCACAATGCAGAAATATACATCTCTTCATGCCATCGTCCCATTTCATATCGCTTTTTATACCATTTGATTGCCTCTGGAAAGTTATGATCGTCCAAATAGGTCTGTGCTAAATAGAATACGTATCGTTCATTATCTGGTTCTTTTTCAAGTGCTTTTTTCAGAACTGAAATATCTCGTTTGACTTTGTCAGCAGTGTTACGTGCTCCAAGATGACGACAACTCATAGTAAAATCTTCTGGCAATGCAATCTCTTTTGACTGTTTATCATTGGTAGGATACTCATGCAAAACACCTTTGTATTTCCAACCATCATTTGCCTTGAATATTTGAGCTCGTCTATAATGACACTCTTTCTGATGAAACATGAATGTCATTGAACTTGGATTCTCTTTTCGCATGATATCTTTTAGGATTTCACGACCATTTGCAGGATACCGAATGATATCATCTGCATCAATCACTAAAATATAATCCATCTTACCATCACATAATTTCAGAGCTTCTGAACGATTGTGTCCGAAATCAACCCACTTTCTTGAATAGACATTTCCTTCAATAGTATGTTTCTTGTAGAAGTCTTTGATTTTCTTGACTGTATCATCGGTTGATCCAGTATCTACAATGCAGTAAGTATCAATAAGAGGCAACGTCATTGCAAGAACTTCTTCAATCACATGGGCTTCATCTTTTACGATCATATTCAATCCAATCCGAATATTTGAGATTTCAATATGTCGGTCATCTCCGATATGACGAAGGAATCCTGCAGGATTTTGAGTGAGTGCCATTTTATACCCGAGTTCTCTGCAGTGATCGTTGATTGCTCTTTCTGCTGCCAATCCATCTTTTCCTGTGAACCCAGCAAATGAACCTTTGAAAATGGTTTGAAAATCCGTTGTTCTGCGAAGACCAGGATTGAAACTGTAATATCCCCAACCTCCCCAACAGTCTAGAAATGGTGGATTGTCTGACATCTTGTAAATCCGATCGTCCCATTCACGACACATAACAGCACTCACCTTATCACTCATAACTTCAAATGATGCTTCAATCACACCAGGTGCATAGGTTTCCCAATCATCTTCCATATGAAAAATGTATGGAGTGGTAACGCGAGAATAGGCATCATCAATACACGCCATTTGACCACGATGAGGTTTAATAATCCAAGTAAAGTCAGGATATTTCGCCATCAATTCGGTCATTGGACTGCCACTGTCTTCTGTGATGATCCATTCTTTGATTGGATAAGTGTTAAATTGTAAAAAAGATTCAATTGTCTTCTTGAGAAGATCAGCTCTTCCACAAGAAGTCAATACGACGGTTACTTGATTTTCCATACTAATATGAGTTCTGTTCTCTTAAAATCCTGGTTTTCCTACGAACATATCTTGAACAGTGGACGTGACCTGTTCCACAACCTCAGCTGCTTCGTCTGTTCCGACCGCATACGCAACACCTGTGGCAATACCACCTGCTCCTAATCCAAGTTTTGTAGCACTGCTCCAATCAATGGATTCATTACGAGTTCGGCGGTCCCATACATACAACACAATGGCGACAGACGCAACAATAAGTGCCACAATGGCAAGTGTTTGATAATCCATCTTTGTTGTGAAATCCGCTTTTTAGTTTCACAAATTCAACGAGACAGTTTCAATGGATGCCTTCTTGGCCAATTCTTTTTCAAGGTCTTCCTCTTCTTCGGGTTCTGGGTCTGCCACATCCAGAGTAATCTCTTCTCCAAGTTGTAACTTTTCCGGTTCATCGTCTTCTTCATCATCAAACTCTTCCACTTCATCAATCTCTTCAAAGACCACCTCTTTCTTGGGTTCTTCAGCTTTCTTGACTTCTGGAACGGGTTCAAGAGCAGGAGATGGAGCAGGGGCAGGAGCGACACGGGCTTGGAAATATGCCTTTGAAATCTCTTTCCAAGGAATGAACCCGTCAATGACTTCGTTCAAGCAGTTGCCCAACATGGATTCAATTTCACGACGGTTTCTTGCCTGTTGTTCCGATGGAACTGCAATGGTCTTGAAAAGGTAGGCATTGGACCAAGATGAACGAGCCGCAGATTTGTAGAGAGCGTGAATGAACTTATCAACGGATGGGCGTTCAAAGTGAATATCAATATGCGTGTCCTCTAAATTCTGCATACTGGCAAATGCACGAATGTAACTGACGAAGACACCGAGCAAGAGGTCTTCAATGTAATCACATTTAGAGGCGGTTGAGATACGGTCAATTTCTGCTTTCAAGGTTTCATCGGTCCATTGAGGAACACGAGTGAGAAGGTTCTGGAATGTCTTGATAGTCTGTTCTGGCTGCTTGTTTCTCTCACAGGCAATCTTGGCATTGTCGTAGATGCTCCAGAGACCGTCGGCGATATGAGGAATCAAAACACGAGAGAGGTTCTCGCGAAGGGTTTGTTTTACGAACTCAGTACTCATTTATTTAGAGATGAGGTACATAGTTTAGATAAACGGACGCATGAATAAATACTTTCCTAAATCACGAAAGGACTTGCGCGCTCTTTATTCGGATTTGAATAAGGCGAAAGTGTTATCCTGTGTGGAAATTATACTTGCTACGGTTGTCAGCAATGCCAAACAGGGCATGCTGAATCTTACTGACTTCACTATCATTCCAGTACACCAAACAGTTACAGAATATTTACAACACTGCAATGATATCGTGGATATGGTTAGGATCAACCTTCCAGATTCTACAATTACTCTTCATGAGAATGGTGGCAATTTGCAAGTGGATATTGATTGGAGTTAAATATTTATTTAGAGATGAGGATTCTGAAATAGACAATGAAGTTCGTTCTTATTTTGATGATTCGCAATGAGGAGCGAATTCTTCAACGATGTTTGGAAGCAGTTGAATCCTTTGTAGATGACTTCTGTATTTGCGATACAGGATCAACTGATAAAACATGTGAAATTGCAGATGAATTTTTAAAGACTAGAAAAGGATGTCTAACAAAAACAGAGTGGGTTAATTTTGGAGTCAATCGTTCTATCAGTTTTGATGCAGCACAGAAGTATGTAGAAAAGGTCTATGGAAAAGAGTCACTCAAAGACTATTATGGATTGTTGCTTGATGCGGATATGGTATTTGTTCCTGGAACATTGAAACAGCAGGAACTCACTGAACCTGGTTATACGTTAATACAATGTGCTGGAAATCTTGAATATCCAAATACACGATTGGTAAGAATGGACTACCCATGGAAATGTCGTAGTGTTACACACGAATATTGGGATGGACCAACTTCCTCTCTTCCAAAAAGTGTTTGTTATATTGATGACCGAAATGATGGTGGTTGTAAATCCGATAAGTTTGAAAGAGATGCGCGATTATTGGAACAGGGGCTAAAAGATGAACCGAATAATCCTCGTTACATGTTCTACTTAGGACAAACCTATAACAGTCTTGGAAGAAGTAAAGAATCAACGATCATGTATAAAAACCGTATTTTGGCAGGTGGTTGGCATGAAGAGATTTGGTATTCTATGTATATGATCGCTCAGAACTATCAAGTATTGGGAGATCCGATCGGCTTTGAGAAGTGGATGTTGAAAGCATACAATTTCTTCCCACAACGATCGGAATCGTTATACAAGCTAGCAAAGTATTTCAGAGAAAAGGGAGAAAATTTCAAAGCATATCACTATGCAACGCTTGGAAAGAAAATACCTATACCAGATGCTTCTTTGTTTGTTGAAAAAGATGTCTATGAATATCTATTTGATTACGAACTGACTGTTCTAAATTATTATATTGAAAATTCAGAACACAAAGGATTGGAAACTTCTATTAAATACTTATTGAAACCTTACAATTCTACATTTCACAATGTTTATCATAATTTGATCTTTTATATCAAACCATTGAATGGAGTAATTACGAATCATCCAATCATGCGTGATGAATTCGGTTTTGATTTTCATCCGACCTCTGTATGTTTTTTTGAATACAATGGAACGAAATACCACAATATGCGTTTTGTGAATTACTATATTGAGAACAAAACTGGAGCATACATTATGTGCGATGGAACATTTTCAACAGATAAAAAGGTCAGAACTGAAAATGCCATATGGAATTCTAAAACAGTCACAAAGATGAAAGATAGTTCTGTCACGTTACCAAGACGTGATATACATATTATAGGTCTTGAAGATATTAGAGTCTACATAAATAAATCCAATGAACTATCATTTTTGGCTGTTTCATGGGAATATTCGGATCGTATTCGGGTAGTCAATGGAAAATACAATCTTGATGGAACATATTCTGATTGCAAGGTGATTGAATCACCCTATAATGCAGAGTGTGAAAAGAACTGGATTCCAGTTTCTGGAACAGATGATATTATTTATAAATGGTCTCCACTTGAAGTTGGAAAGATAGAAGATAATCAAATAAAAATTCATACATCCTATAAAACTCCTTGGTTCTTTGAACATTTGCGTGGTTCCACTTCTCCTGTCATGATCAATAACCAATGGATTTTTACAGTCCATTTCGTCCATCATTCTGCTCCTCGCAAGTATTTCCACTGTCTTGTGAAATGTGATTTGACATACAAACCTATTGAAATATCATTACCATTTGTATTCAAAACAACTACGATTGAATACTGTTTAGGAATGGAATTAAATCAAGAAAAAACAGAGATTACCTTTGGGTTTTCCACAATGGATGATAATCCTCGTTTGATAACTGTTCCTTATTCTTCGTTTTCTTGGCTTCAAGTGTAAAGTCGTCTCCATGACTCGTTATCCTCTTTAACAGGTTCTGATAACAAATGCTTGATATCACTCACAGTAATCTTATGCGGTAATTTAACCGGCATATAGAATTTGTATGATTTTGCGGTTGTTTCATCTGCGATTCGTAATAAGTTCAATCGTGTCATCATTGTTTCCACACAACGAATCAATGTTCTCACTCCCTCTTCTCCATGAGAATATTCTTTGATTAAGTATTTCACAGCCTCATCATCAATTGAGAGTCCATCCATCTTGATACGGTCAATCAATTCAGGCCATACATAGCGTGTTACAATCTCTTTCTTATCCTCTGCATTGTATCCGGTACAGTCTATCACTTGCATACGGTCTTTCAAAATAGGATGAACTTTCTCTTCGTCGTTGAATGAGAATACGAACAGCACCTGTGACAAATCAAAATCTACACCTGCAAAATATCGGTCGTGGAATTGAGTATTCTGTGAACGGTCAGTCAAATGAATCAGCATACTTGCCACCTCTTCACCATGAGGCGTGCTTGAAATCTTATCCAACTCATCAAAATACATCACAGGGTTCATACAGCGAGCATTGATTACCGCATCTGCGATACGTCCCCAAATAGAACCCTCGTAGGTGTAAGAATGTCCTACAAAGGTAGCCGAATCGGTTGCTCCACCCAATGAGAAGAACTCAAAGGGACGTTTGAGAACCTTGGCAATTCCATTTCGTGCGAAGGAAGTCTTACCAACACCCGGAGGGCCTTTCAGCGCAATCACATTGCCGATGGAGTTAGGATTGGATATCCATTGGGCTATGATTTGCATAATCTGTGTCTTCGCAGGAACCATTCCATAGACTGCTTTGTCAAGAATTTCAGTTGTGTCTTTAAGAAAGTTGGAACATACAGGAATACCATCGTCAATTTTTACAGGCAACGGAACAACCTTTCCAAATGGTATTCGCAGAAATCCATCAATCCAAGACCGTAACTTGTAACTCTCATTTGTTCCTTCCTCTTCCATGTGTTCTATGATATCCAACTTCTTGATAACATTTGCCTTTACACTGTCTGCGATTGGCAAATCAAGAACACGAAACTTAGCAGGAACCTCATTCTCTGTCACCAAGAATGCCAACTTCTTCATATGTTCATTCATTCTACGTCTCTCTGCTCTTGGTAGACTGCTATAGAAATCGCTTTCCTGCTCGTTCAAAGTAATCGCAGGACTTAAATCTTTGTCTTTTCCTTTGTCTTCTTTTCTTCTTTTTGCCATCTTAGAAGGTGTTACGTATTTGTTAATGAGGCCTTGGAGGAATTCATCTTCTTCTTCCGGAAGCTCTTCCTCGTAGTCGTCTTCTATTTGACGATGAGATTTGTTACCTCCACTTTCAATATGTAAATCAATAGACAACCCGGACTTTTTAGGCATACTGATATGAATCTGTTGCATATCATCCTCCTCCATTTCGTCATCATCATCGATAAGCATATCCTCTTCGTCATCGAGTGATATTTCATCACTTTCAATGTCCTCCTCGGGAGGCACGTAGGTCTCATCTTCGCTCTCATCCTCCTCTTTCAACGTATCATCTTCTACCCATACCACTTGTTTCGGATCCCTCTTACGGAAGTTATACCGAGGCATCTTGCTGCCTCCCAAGGAAAAAAATGGGATAAACAATCCATTTTGTATTCCTATAAGTAATGGAACAGCTCGCGGAGATTGTTGATCGTCTCCAAGAAGAGAATGAAAAAAGGGCGGCGGAAGACCCTGGCATAAAGAAAAGTGTAGAGATTGTGGAAGAATTTTTAAAGTCCAACAAAGTACTTTGTTACGGAGGAACGGCTATCAACAACCTTCTGCCTGAGAAGGAACGATTCTATCGTAAGGGGCGAGACATCCCGGACTACGACTTTTTCAGTGTGACTCCACAGGAACATGCCATGGCCTTGGCAGATAAGCTTCACAAATCAGGAGTGGAGTATGTAGAAGTCAAACCAGGTGTCCATTTCGGAACATTCAAGGTATTCGCAAACTTTGAAGGAATCGCAGATGTAACACAATTAGAGAAGAAGATATTCAACAAACTCTGGCATAACCAAGTAACGCTTGAAGGAATTCATTACGTGACTCCCAATTTTTTGAGAATGTCAATGTATTTAGAACTTTCAAGACCAAGAGGAGATGTATCACGATGGGTAAAGATTTTTACACGATTGCGATTGCTGAATAAACACTATCCAATCTATGTGAAGCCTCAAAATGAGGTTATGCCGAAGCCATTGGATGCAGATTACAAAAAGAAGGTTGTCAAGTATCTCACACGAGAACCTGTGGTTCTGCTAGGTATCAATGCCGGTCATTTTATGGCAAAAGAAAAAACTACTTGGAATGTTCCTGTTACTCTGTTGGCAGAGAAGGAGATCATTGAAAAATTGACAAAAGATGAGACCATTCGTAAGCATCCAGAGAGTGATATTCTGCCTCCCTCTACAGAAGTGCTTGATAATCACGGCAGAGTGGTAATTCGTTTCTTTGAAACGGTATCCTGTCACAGTTACCACAAAGCAGGTGGTATTCGTGTTGCCAGTATTCCAACCATTCTTCAGTTCTTCTTTGCCTTCATCTATACCGATGCCCCTGACAATGAAATTATTGATATGATGGTTGTGGGTCAGCGATTGATGGAGATAGCGAATAAAAAGAGTTCAAGACGATTTGCTATTCTGACACCGATTGATTGTTTGGGAGAACAAAAGACACTTGCGGAGATAAAACGAGAAAAAGCCGAGGTATATGTCAAACTTTCTCGTAATAAGTCTTCTCCAGAGTTCTTGAAGTATTTCTTTACATATGACCCATCAGATAGTAAAACACGCCGTCAAAAGAAGCGTGATTTGTTACGCAAAACTCGTAAAGCACGAGCAGAACTATAGTCGTCCTGTATACCAAGTAATATCAAAATATTGAGGATAGGCAGGTGGAGTGTAAAGGTCAGTTGGCATTGCTTTCACAAGTTTATCCAAGTCCTCCTGGTTCAAAGAACGAGGCCAGTAGGAAACAAGGTTAATGGTTCCGTCAAATCCTTCGTCTGAACCAATTTCTATGTTCTCATCATCCTGCTTTGGAAGTTGACCTAGAGTATGGTGTTGACGAATTGTTCCATTGATGTAGATATCAACGGAGTACTGATTCACTATCACTGCGAAGTGAACCCATTTCTTAGCAGGAATATTGGAAATCAAAATGGTCTCTTTTGCTCCGTAGGTATTGATAGCAACCATCAGGCCATTGGAGGTAGTGTCAAGGTATAGGCCGGGACAGTCTCCTTTGGAAAAGACACGACGAGCCTTTCCGTAGTTGAATGTGAAGTCATTCACTAGAAGCCATCCTGCGTAACTGAATGTGATTCCTTCTGGTTGATTGAAAGAACGAGGAACCAAAGAATCAGATACTGTAATATGATTCTTTCCAGAAAGAGGTTTGGATAATAAGACTACTTGATCGCCTTGAATAGCGTGATTCAGTCTAAAGAATAGACTTAGCAGGAATAGAAATAGGAATATTCCTACTAACACGTAGAGGAAGGTTGGCATTGTTCTTTACTTAGAAACAAACCCCTTTGGCCCCAACCTTAGTCCCTTTGGCTCTTTTCTTGGAGGTTCTGGTTGTATAAGATGTTTAAACATTTCTTCATAAGGTATAGTTTTTTGATAATTAAGAGTATTTTTATCAATAACAAATTTGATGTTGTAAATGTAGTGTATTCTTGAAATATCAGGTTGATATTCTTTGTCTAAATAATGTGATTTTGAAATACGAACAGCCCAATCTGCATCTTCACCATTTCTGACATCCTTAAATTTCTGTGTTTTTGCAACACCAGTTAGCATTATGTTGAGATGATTTGGAGGTCGTAAGAAACTGGTATCATTTGCAGAAGGGCCTGTTATTGGATTATCAACACTATGAATGAAATTGAAGTCTCCTATTTTTCCAACTAATCTACATACATCGTATTTTCCTAGAATACATGCCATAGCATCTTCAAAATATGCATCTGTAACATCATCATCGTCATCTATAAAGGAAACATATCTACCTTTTGCACTTGTTAATAATGATTGTCTTTTATTACCTATTGACATTTCACGATTATCGCTCATTGCCAAAATCTCAATATTCAAAGAAGGACATATACGATTCTTCATTTCAGTTAGTCTGTTGAAAAGAGCATTGAACTTGTCTCTGCGTTCTTCAAGAGTTGCAATCAAAATAGTCCAATCATACTCATATTTCTTACGTTGTAAGTATGTTTTCAAGTCTTGAATGTAATAGACGCTATTTTTTACATACAAAGAATCGTACGTTTCTGGGAATCCAGTAACTGGATGTTTATGTTTGATAACGCAGTTATCTACACGAATACATTTATCTTTTAGAGTAGTTTTGCATAGATCTGAAAATTCATCATCGCAGAAGAAGCTCTTGTATTGAGGAGCATAAATGTAACCAAAACTTTCATATATATTTCTACCCATGATTGAAAGAGTGCATATATTGTTTTGATAACCATCACTTAACCATAGAATCTTATCACGATCTATATAGGATCTTACAATATCATCATATCCTCTTACTTGCGGAATCATATCATCCGAAATAAGCATGACAATATCCCAATCATAATCCACTTCTGACATATTCGCATTACAGGCTTCAATTTTGGTCTTGTTATTTCCATAAAATACACGGCTCCATTCAAACCGAGTTAATTTATCAGAAAAATTGAATTGCATAGAAGGATCATCCACATCGCAGGAAATAGCGATTCCCATTTGTTCCGGATGATTGGCAAACTCAACATATTTTTTTAGAGTATCCAGAAACCTCGTAGGCCTTGACCTTGTAGGCAACTTGAGGAGTATTCTCATTATAATTAAAAGCCAAAATTAAAGACAGATTTTCCACTTGAATCTGTGATTCCGAAAGTGAACTTGTATCCGAAGATTGTCAAGACTGTTCCTCCAGTGTTGGTTCCTGAACTCTTAGGAGTGTCTGCTCCACACGTGGTTCCTGCTCCAAAGAAGGATTGAGCGTCTCCAGGAGTTAACATGGTTCCATATGCATGAAGATTGCAGAAAGAACCGGACCATCCACCCTTTGGACCAACTTGAATATCTCCACTTACAGGTTTTGGAACACCAGGTAGAATACAGGACTTCACAAGTTGTCCGTTGATGTAGACATCAAGATTGCGTTGAAAGACTGTGGTAGAAACAGAGAACCAAGACTGAAGAGGAACGTTTTCAACCACACACGAGAAACTATCACCATTTGCAGATGTGGCATTGGAAGGAGCAGGAGTGGAAGAGGATGCACTCGTTCCAGCAGGATAGACACTGACGGTTACAATCAAACTGTTATCAGTTGGATGCAATGCAATCTTTGGACCGACAATAGAATTGTTGGAGTTATCAACGTGTTGCATTACGATCTTTTCTTGACCGAAGCGGTAATCCCAGTCCTTGATATACATCCAGAACTGAGCACCGTAATCAGACCCCTGATTCATATCAGAGATACTGGAAGCTGAAATGATTGTTCCTGTTTTTCCATCTATACCAGTCGGCGTTTGATCTGCTGCTGGTAAGATTCCTCCACCAATCGCAGGAAGACCGACATAGGCGCGAAGAACATTATAGATAGCAAGAACGATAAGAATTAAGATGATTGTTCCAATGACTGTCATTGCCATATTTCTGGGTTGGAACCAAGAGCTTGTAGAAGGCGCTACCTGCATTTATCATTAGAAAGGGACTTTATTGAAAGAAAGTGGAACTATACAATGGAAAAACGGACTAATAATTTGCAAACTCAACCGAAACCAGCCGTAATGTTTTGTAATAATTGTGGGGGAAAAGGACATCTATTTAGAACTTGTAAAGATCCAATACTGTCATGTGGATTAATTTTGATTGATAAATCCGTATTACCAGTGAATGTGGATACAACAAGTGTCCTTATGGTTCGCCGTAAAGATAGTCTGAGTTTTGCAGAGTTTATGCGGGGTAAATACGACCTAAACGATGAGGCTTATATAGGAAAACTGTTTTCAAATATGACAATTGTGGAACAAGCAACAATTGCTTGTAATCCATTTGACGTTGTTTGGAAAAAGTGGTGGGGCGACGATAGATCACCCGACTATCCAATTTCAAAGGAGAAGTTTGAGAAATTGAATCGCTTGGATACGATGGTAAAGTATATGTCTACTTACACTGAACCAGAATGGGGATTCCCAAAAGGTAAGCGAGTAAGAGGAGAAACTGATTTGGATTGTGCGATACGAGAATTTACAGAAGAGACGAATATTCCAAGAGATTCGTATGTAGTGATGAAGAATATTGTGTTAGAAGAGACCTTTATGGGTCTCAACAACATCCGATACAAACATATCTATTTCTTGGCTATTTTGAAAAATCCAGAAATTCTAACTATTAACCAGAAGTTCACACCCATGCAAAGACGGGAGATTTCCGCGGTCTCATGGAAGACATTTAAGGAATGTGAGGACTTAATACGCCCACATCATACTGAAAGACATACAATGATGGCACAACTCAAAAGTATTGTTGAAACATTTGAAACCTTTTAGTTCTGAAACTTAAATCCAGCGAGTTGAACGGTGATTCCGTAGGATACAACCGCGATGAAGAATACCCACCACCAAAGAGGGAATATAGTTGCTTCTTTTGTTGCGGTTCCAAATGGACGAACACGACCCTCTCTTCCGAATGCAATGTCTGGTTTCAAATAGAGGAACCCTGCTATCAAGAATAGATAGATTGTAACCATCCACATGCGATGGTTGCGACGAGTTAGAAACATTGTTATTTACTCACACCTTTTTCCGTTCAGATTAACAATGAGTCAACCATATGTTCTTCCGAACAGGAAGGCTTTTGCAGATTATATAACACGAGTCTTTCTAAAGTACCGCGGTAACAAAGATAAACCTGGAAACCGGGAACTTTTTCCATATCAAAAGATTATCCGCGATTATCTATTGATTGAAACACCTTATCGTGGTCTGTTGGTATATCACGGATTGGGTTCAGGAAAGACATGCTCGTCCATTGCAGTAGCCGAATCACTTCTTTCAGATGCAAATGTGTTTGTCATGCTTCCTGCATCTCTTGAAGAGAACTATTTGGGAGAGATTCGTAAATGTGGTGACCCTATCTATGCCTACGATCAGCACTGGACTATGAAACAATTAACAGAGCAGACACGTGCAGAAGCCAAGGCACTCAAAATTTCGGATGGATTTTTGGCATTGAATCAAAAGTTTTACGTCACAAGCATTGGTAAAGAACCCAACTTCAATAACCTACCTGAAACCGAGAAAGAGGTTATTCGTAAGCAAATTGAGGATATTATTCATCAACGGTTCTCTTTCATTCGTTACAACGGTCTTTCACGTAAGAATATTGATAAATACCTTGCAAAAGAGGGTGAACCGAATCCATATGACAACGCTGTCATCATTGTTGATGAGATTCATAACTTCATTTCACGAATTGTGAATAAGTCGGATATTGCAAATAAACTCTATGAAGAAATTCACCGAGCAAAAGGGTGTAAGATTGTTGCACTTTCTGGAACACCTATTATCAATCGTCCAAACGAGATCTCATATCTGATGAACTTTTTGAGAGGTCCAATTGAACGTGTGAATATTCCATTTGCAACTCCACCAACTTGGGATGAAGAGAAGATTACAAACGTATTGCGAACAATTCCAGATATAGATACGATTGAGTTCAACGTAGTCAAGAAATACGTTATGGTAACGCGCAATCCTCCAAAGTTCCGAAGTGTCTATAACGAAAAAGGTGATCGTATTGCAGTTCAGTACATGAAAGATTTGAACTACAATCCAAATGCAAATGAATGGGTAGGAACATGGAAAGATAAATTTGAAGGAGAAGTTGGAGGCGCACAAATTGCTATGGAACGAATTTCAGTGGATACCTTGGAAGCGTTGCCTACTGATTTTGAAGAATTCGTGAATACCTTTTTGGATGGATTAACTATCAAAAACCCATTTCTATTTAAGAGACGTATTCAAGGATTGGTTTCGTATTACAAAGGAGCAGATGAGTCTGTACTTCCACGCAGAATAGACGATGATAAAATGTTGGAATTGATTCCGATGTCAAAGGAACAGTTCTCACGATATTTGGAAGTGCGTTGGAAAGAGATACAGCAGGACAGTAAGAATCGTATTTCAATGAATGACGATCTCAAAACATTCCGTGTCAAATCACGGTTGGTATGTAACTATGCTGTTCCTCCTGATATAAAAGAAGTGATACCAGATGAGAATCTAACAGAGGACAATATTTCACCAAATGAAAGAGCATTGGGAATTATGCGAAACAATCCAAAGAAGTATCTTTCAAAAGAGGCATTGGCTATTTTCAGTCCTAAGATGTTGAAGATGTTGAATAATGTGGAAGAAACATTGGGAGGTGAAAAACGTCGTAATCAATTCATTTATTCTCAATATCGTTCCTTGGAAGGATTGGGAGTCTTCTCTGCTATTCTGGATGCGAATGGATGGCAGGAATACAAAATTACGAAGATGAACGGTCAATGGGTAGAAGATCCATCCTTGGATCAAGAAAAACCTGCCTACGCGTTTTATACCGGTGAAGAGGATGTGGAACAGCGTGAATATATTCGTCAAATTTTCAATGAATCCTATGCAGATAACTTTCCATCATCTTTAAAACTAAGTCTTCAAGGAAAGACCAGAAAATTGTGTATAATGATGGCATCGTCTTCAGGTGCAGAAGGTATCACGTTGTTAAATGTCCGACACGTTCATATCATGGAACCACATTGGACTCCAACAAGACACGATCAGGTGATTGGTCGTGCTATTCGTATCAACTCACATGCTAGTTTGCCTCCTGAAGAACGAACGGTGAGAGTCAGTTTCTACCTCAGTGTTTTCAATAAGGAAGAAGCCAAATCAGTGGATTATCCAAATATTGTGCCAATTCGTAGATCGGACACTGTTCTCAAACGATATACAGGTGGAAATCCAGAAGAAGTATTTATGTCAACAGATGAGGCATTGTATGAAACCTCGTATGAGAAAGATGTGGTTGGAAAGCGTATTTCAGTTCTTCTAAAAGAGGCAGCCATTGATTGCGAAATTCATAGAAAGTTGCATGGAACTGAAAAACCTGTCTTATCGTGTATGAGATTTGATACCACGACAACTGGTGAAGATCTTGCATTCAAACCATCTATAAATAGTGAGAACCGAGATCTATCTTATTTAAGAAACATGACGAAACGCGAAAGAATCCTGCAGAAGGTTGCTATTCATGATATGGTGTTTTATATAGACCCTTCTACAAGTGAAGTGTTTGATGGACCTGCATTTGAAGATAACAAACGTCTCATGCGAGTTGGGTTACTAACAAGTCCGACACAAATAAAGTTTATTCTCGTTTAAACGAGCACTGTTTCTCTTATATAAGAATGCGATTTGTGCTGGTAAGTACTCATACCGATCAAACAACCGGGTATTCAAAGGTTGCCTTCAATATTCTTAATGAAATAAAGGGTATTGAAAATGTAAAACTTTATCACTTTGGATTCCAACGACATCCAAGCAAGGCATCTATTCGTAAAGCACCTGAAGGTATTATTCAATACGATGCTGCTGCAAATGAGGATCCACAAGAAGAAGGCTTTGGATTCAATAAGATCAACGAATATCTTGAAATGGTGAATCCTGATGTTGTCATGATCTACAATGATCCATTAATCATTCATAGATTCGTTGAGTCTATGAAACATGAACGTGAAAAGGCTACTTACAAGCTCTGGATTTATGTAGATCAAGTCTATGAAGGAATCGCTCAACCATTGATTGATACTATCAACAATCATGCAGACCGTGTATATTGTTTCACTGAAAAATGGGCTAAGATTTTTAAGGGATACGCAGAGAGTCATCCTGAGATTAAGATTCTAGAACATGCTGTGGATTCTGCATTATTCACCAAAATGACCCCTGCGAATCGTAAAAATCTTCGTGAAACAATGAAAATTCCTATTCCACAAGATGGGATTGTCTTTTTAAATGCTAATCGTAACAGTGGTCGCAAGAGACTTGATTTAATGATTATGGCATTTGTAAGATTGCTTAAGAAGAATCCAGAGAAACCACTATATGCACTATTCGTCTCAAATATGAACCCAAAAACAGGTGCGCATTATGATGTTGCTCGTATTTACAAGGAAGAGTTGAAACTTGCTGGATTGAGTTCTGAATATGAAAAGAACTTGGTAGTCATTGATACTTCTCCTCCAAACGCTGTTACTGATGAAATTATCAATCAATTGTATAACATTTCAGATATCGGTGTCAATATGTCTGATGGAGAAGGATATGGATTGTGTCAATTAGAACATTTGTTTACCGGTTCTCCTCAAATTGTTACAGATGTTGGTAGTTATGAAAACTTCTTGAATGATGATGTTTCAATTCGTATTGCATCAACTGGAAGATCGTATTCCGCTGGAACAATGCCTCTTGGATTTGTTATTCCTGAATTTAATGTGACAGATGTTACCAAGGCAATGCAGAAGATGGTAGATAATCTTGATAAATACAAGGCGGCCGCATCTGATTATAAATTCAAAACTTGGAAAGAAGTGTGTTCTGGCCTTCGTGAAGACATTTCTTCTCTTGCAAATAAGTAATGCAAGTAAATTCAGCCCAAGATTACCTAACATACAAGAAGAGACAGATTATCGCTTCTGCGGCTTCTGTTGCTCCTTCTCCTCAGAAACGAAAGAACAATACCGTTTACACTTCTGTGGTCGCAAATCAAGCCGATCAAGTTGTTAGATTTATTGTTCCTATTCAAGCCCAACCCCAACCATCTGCTGTATTCACTTCAAGATGCTGCAGTATCTCGGGTGGACCAATATAAACATTTGAAAACCATTTATAATAGAATGCCTGGAGGTTTACTTCAACTTGTCGGTGTAGGCGCTCAAAATGAGTTAGTCAATGGAAATCCTTCTATGACTCATTTTCGTAGTGTATACCGTCGCCATACCAATTTTGCAATGGAACAGATTCGTATGAGTTTTACCAGTTCCAACCTTGAGTTTTCATCTTCTCTCACAAAGACTCTTTCATGTCGTATTGATCGGTATGCACAGATGATTCATGACTGTTATTTGGTTCTCACTCTGCCGGATATATGGTCTCCGTTAGTGAATCTTAACGGTCAAGCACCACCTGCTGGATATGATCCCCGCTGCACTGCTATCGGTTACGAGTTTCAATGGATAAAGAACATCGGTTACAATCTTATAGACCATGTAGATCTTGTTGCAAACGGTCAAGTCATTCAAACTCTTCGTGGTGAATGGTTGAAGATGTATTCCTATATGACTCATGATGAGAACAAACGTAAGATTGTGGATCAAATGACTGGGAATGTTGTAGATTTGTATGATCCTGCAAATGCATTTGATAGAAATAATCAATATCCACATGCAATTACTCCATTAAGTCTTCCATCTGCTCTTCCTCAAACCAAGGTGCCTGAGCCGTCTATTCGTTCTCGTCAATTGATTGTTCCTCTTCATTTTTGGTTCTGCGAAAATCCAGGACTTGCATTGCCCTTGGTATCTCTTCAGAACTCGGAAGTCTATATCAATGTAACTCTTCGTGCTTTGAATGATCTCTATACAGTGATTGATACCAAACCATCTTCTATCACATACGGCCAACGTGTCAGTCCATACAATGCAACAATTCCATCTGGTCTTCCTTCTTTTATGAGCTCTTTCTTGTCTCCTCCAAACTCAAACGGAACACCAAGCAATCCAACTCTTACCAACTTCTTTCCAGATCCCTACATTGAGGGCAACTTCATCTACCTCACAGAAATGGAAATGAATCAATTGGCACAAGCAGATCAGTCATTCTTAATCAAGAATGTGCGCTTCGTGAATAACGAAGGACAGTTCGGTGCAAATTCGGATATTGAGATTCCAATGTTCAATTTGGTTACACGAGTAGTCTTCAATGCTCATCGCAGTGATAAGATTAGCAATAATGACTGGGATAATTACACCAACTGGGACAATCCAAATAGAGCCCCTTGGTCTTCTATTGATGGAAATCCACAGACCAATATGTATTCATCCGGTCAGCAACAGATAACGTCGGTCTACCCAAGAGATAGTGTAGTAGATTCACTCCTACTGTTTGATGGAAAAGAGCGGTTCGCTACCAAACCCAAAGGCTTCTTCTCGCTTCTTCAAATGTATAAACATTCTACGGGAGATACTCCTGATTTGTTGCCAGGAACCTATATGTATTCCTTTGCTCTCAACAACGATCAGTATCAACCAAGTGGAGCAGCCAATGGAAGTATGTTCAATAAGGTGATTCTGAGACTGACTCTTTTACAGCCGACTCCTCTTGCTGTTTTACCAGGATCAGGTGGAGGATCAACACAAACTGCAGTCTGTGTATTGCGATCAACTGTATTCAACCAGACACCAACAATCATTCCACCTGGAAATATAAGTTTATATTCGCCGAATGAAGTGGTTCAACTCATTCAAACAGTGAATAACAACATCCTTTTCACCTACACATACCGAGTTGGAGTCTATGTGGAATCAATCAATTTCCTGCGTATCGTAAGTGGTCTTGCAAATCTTGTATTTGCCAACTAACAATGGTATTGATTAAACAAGCTACCTTTGGCGATGAAACAAGCGCCACCGATATAACAGATACTCTGCAGAGTAAAATCACAAAAGGGTATTTGGATGTTGTCGCGGATTCCAAGTTATTGCCTATGGTTACTTTGACTGCTACAAAGGCTGAACTTACTGATTCTGATAAAGGAGAAGCTCGTAAAAATGCAATTGAACAGTGTGGTGGAAATGCCAACGACCAACAATGCATTGATGAACGAACTGCAAAAATTGAACAATCAATGCTTCAAACAAAATTGGCAGAACAGAATGCAACCGACAAAACAGTAAAAGGACGTAGATTAACAGTCACTGTGGTAGGTGATGATGGAACAGAACAGACACTTCAGATTCCTGACGGCCAGGAATTCAAACTTGGCAATCCTCCTCTCTCGTCTAAACTTTCAGGCATAACAATTGCGAGCACACTTGCATTTTTATGGACACCGTTACTTCTATTTGTTTGGGTATTCAGTGTTGTAATGACTTATAAAGTCTTCGTCCAAGAGGGTTATCAATTTGCAGGATACTTTGCGACTGCTGTCTCTGTCTTTCTTCCATATTCTGGTTATTTACTAATCCTTGGACTCTATCTTGTCAAGGCCTACATGAATCAAAAATCTGTATCGGTTTAATAATGATTCAACTCACTTGGGTTGTTGCGGGTGTCATAATTGGCATGCTGATTGCGTGTGTTATGGTTCCTCCGCCACGAAATGAAAAGAAGTTACCCACTCCTCATGACCCTGATACCACCTTTCACACGGATACTGGATGTGTCCATGTGATTTCTACGGAAGTGCCGTGCGGTGAGGAAGCAGATTCCTTAAACGTAATCGCAAGTCTTAATAAGAAGTAATGATTAAGATTACAGAAGCACTTAATCGTGCTGCTCCATTCTTCTCGTTCGTGATAGGACTGGGTATCTCCGTCCTTTTATTTCATCGTGACTACGCTATTCTTACCACTCTTGCTGTCCCTGCTTATGAATTTCAGAACAAAGTTGTGAAGGTGGATGGAAAATGCTATCGTTACCGCGTGGAAGATGCTACATGCGAAAACCTGTCTTCTAATTAAATGGATGATTCGACCTCTCTCGATGCCTTGTTGCCGTCCCCTCAGGGACCACAATCAGCGCCTCCTTTAGTGCCTATGCCTTCGGTCCAAGCCCAACCGCGTTCTCAAATGGCTCCAACCTTTAACCCATCGTTACCTGCGATGAAGTTCATCTTCTCAAATACCACTCTTCAATTATCTTTCTTTTTGGCTGCCGCTATCATCTCTCTTTCCACTGCTCGTAACCTTTTGCTCCAATATGTTCCAAACTCTTATACCTCTGGAGGTGTGGTAAGTTGGACAGGTGCTGCTGTGCTTGGTGCTGCTGCGGTTGTCTTGTCACAAGTGATTAACAACTTCCTAAAAGGGTTTATTGCTTAAGTCCTATCTATAAATAATGGGTAGCCTACAACCACCAGCTTGGATACACCCTCGTATTCTCATAGGTTCTGGCGATATGTTGAAACCAACATTTGTCAATAGATATAAAATAGGTCACATCATCAACTGTGCTGGTGATGGTGCTGCTCCTGATTGGGTAAAGAAATACTTTAGAAACCAATATGTTTGCTTGAATGCCATTGATAGCACCATTGGAGTTGATATTCTTGATTGGTTCCCTAAGTTTTCAGAGGCAATGTTACGATTTCTGAGAGAAGATGAGGATACAGTATTCGTTCATTGTGTAATGGGTATCAATCGCAGTGCTTATTTATCGGTTGCGTTTGTATGTAAGGCATATGGTTGGGATATGAAAAAGGTTATCGCAGATTTGAAAAAACAACGACCTTCAATTTGTCAAAATCCTGCCTTTGAAAGTCAAATTTCTGCTTTCATAAAGGAAACTAAATAACAAAAATGGACGTGTTTCGTGTGCGCAAGGTTCGTGAAACGACAGGAACAACTACCTCCTCAGGAACTCTGGACTCTCTTCATCAGGAGATGGTACAGAATATTCGGTCATCGCAATCCAAAGCGGATGAGTTAAAAGAAGAGAAAAGTAAGTTGCAGGAGGAACTGAAAACTCTTGAAGGAATGACTGAGATTGAATCCGTTGTCAAGTATTCAAAAATAGAATCGCGAATACGAGAGATTGACAAAGAATTGGAAAAGACCAATCCAGTGGAAGATTATTACATGAATAGCATGGATATTCTGATTGACTATTATGGAAAGAAAACAGGCAATGCTGCACCTTCTTTACCAGTTGGATCTACCAACAATTTTATGAAGTTTTTCAATATCTCTTCCACAAATCCTGCAGATACTGGAATGTCAAAGAAACAGATGTTTGATGAATACACTGCTCGTATGAAAATATCAAACAATGCAGAAGCAGGAACATTGATGACAGAGCATTGCAATACCTGTAATATTGCTCGTGAGGAAATCACATCCGAAGGTATTCTTGTATGTCCCAAATGCGGTTCGGAAGAATATGCATTGGTAGTATCGGACTTTCCATCATTTCGTGATCCTCCTAAGGAGTGGAATAACTATGCTTACAAGAAGATCAACCATCTCAATGAGATTCTCAATCAGTTTCAAGCAAAGGAATCCACCATCATTCCAGATGAAGTGATGAACGAAGTCATTCTTGAAATTCGCAAACGGCGTATCGTAAATATTGCAGATCTATCGGAAGAGGATATTCGGCAGATTCTCAAGAAACTGGGACGGTCAAAATATTACGAACACCGTGCTCATATTCTGAGTCGTCTAAACGGCAATCCTCCGCCAACAATTACGCCAGAAATAGAGGAGAAGATTCGTGCGATGTTCCAGGAAATACAGGCACCATTCTTGCTTTACTGTCCTAACGATAGAACTAACTTTTTGAGTTATTCGTACATTCTCTACAAGTTCTTTGAACTCTTAGAGCTTGACGAGTACAAGGCCTTCTTTCCGTTGTTAAAAAGCAGAGACCGACTTATCGCACATGACCAGATTTGGAAAAAGATTTGTGATTATTTGAGATGGGAATTCATTCAAAGCGTTTAATGAAAGGTCTTCCACACCAACTTGTGAGTGAAATGGTAGACGAGGGCGAAAACAACCGCATGAGTGAGGGCGACAGTTGTCTTAGAACCTCCGGCAGGGAGGGAGAGGAGGACGCCTGGAGTGAGGACATAGAAGAGAATCGCTACGTATAAAGCCATAAACCACATTTTTATTATATCTTCCCGAAAATATCTTCAAATACATGCTTCATCTTGTCATCCAGATTACCGAGGAACAAGAATACCGCATAAACAAAAATCATCTGCCCTCCAAAGGATTCAAGATACCCTTCAAGACCTGAACTGACAGGAAGGACGGGAATATAAATATGAACAAAGTAAGTCGTCCAGAACGCAGTAATCGCAATGATGGCTATTTCAAGACCTACATCAACTGCCTGTCTCCAGTTTGGTAACTTCTTCCAGTCTTCATCAAACTTGGCGAATACCTGTGCCATCAAATAGGAGACCGATGCTCCGAGGAACAGATAGAAGATAGCAATACAGAAGAGATTGAGTGTCAGGTTCAAAATATGACCCTTGACTGAAGGAATATGGTTCAGTCCAATATTTGGTGTAAGTTTCATTACTTAGAACGTAGGAAATTCTAACAAGCACTGGCCATTAGGACTGCGAGTATTGTCAGGACAAGTCACTGTGCTGTTTCCAAAACTTTCGTGAACAGCAGAAAATACCTTGCTAGGACCTCCTTTGTTACCAGGGACACACTTATCAGGACCAGACACACAACCAACACCAGCACAGTAGTATTGAGTTTCAGGGCATTGATTCATAGGTGACATTGGACTTGAAACGAAGAAATACAGAACAACAATTGCTACAAGGAGGTAGATTCCCCATGTAGGAACTTTGAATTTGCGAGCCATTATTATTTATACAATTTAAAACTTCTTGCTGACCCAGTTGCGATCTCGACGGTAAGTTCGTGATCGGCTTGGAGTGGTTCGCTTAGTGTAGATGGCAACAGCGTTCAACTTCTTTACAGTAGAAGCCTTTCCGTAGTGATGCACAGCCTTTTCCAACGCAACGTGTCGTTTCTCAGTTGGGTCATTGGCGTGGTAACCAACAATGGATAACGAACCCTTTTTCAAAGGTCCAATTCCCATCATGTGCTTCACTGATTGCCAACGACCAGGCGCTCCACGGTCCTTGATACATTTGGATGCAACGTAGACACCCTTTCCTGAACGGAGAGTTTTGTGATGAGCCTTGCGAGCAATTTGTCCGCGCGGGCAACGAATTCCGGCGGTGTCATTAAATGAATCGTCCATTTACTCAAAGGGCGCGATATTCTTTTTTTGAGGACAGGTATTACACTTTGGCTTGGGTGAGCTGTTGAAAGTTCCCCAGATATACATAAAAAATATCACGCACGCAAGAAGTAGAAGCCATTCCCACATTTGTATTACAAAACGGACTTTCTATTAGCAGGATAAACTAACGTAATGGGTATTCCGTATTATATTGCCTCAATTCTGAGGAAGAACAAACATATACAAAAGAATTGTAATCAACTCGTAGAATATGATACTCTCGGACTTGATTTCAACTGTTTTATTCACAAATACTTGAAGGCTGAAAATCCGGTAGGAAGCGTGATATGCGCACTCTACGATTTCTTTGAGACAGTGGCACGAGGCAAACGCGTCTACATTGCGATTGATGGTCTTGTTCCATTTGCCAAAATAGTTCAACAACGATATCGTAGGTTTCGCAAACCAGATGAGGCAACAGAATTTGATAAACATCAAATATCACCAGGGACGAAGTACATGAAAGACCTTGGAGAAGCGCTCAAGATGTGCTTTCCAGATTGTATTGTATCCGATACCGAAGAACCAGGTGAAGGAGAGCATAAGATATTCCGTTGGTTTCGCAGTATTCCCGAGAAAGACCGAGGAAGAATGTGTGTCTATGGATTGGATGCTGATTTGGTTCTCATTGCCTTGGCACAGAGGTCGCTTGGAAATATGGAGATTTTGAGAGAAAGAGAAGACGATGGATTCTGTGCTATCTCTATTGATGCATTTGCACAATGCCTTCCAGTTCAGAATGTGGATGAGTATATTCAGATGTGTATCTACTGCTTTGGAAACGACTTTATGCCACCGATTGCCATATTCTCTTTAAGAGAGGATGGATACGCCAGAGCACTTCATTATCTACAACAGGGCAAGTTACAATATGCTGCGAAAGATGAGGAGAAGATATTGCTAAAAAGACGAAAGGACAAAGACAGTCACATTATTGCTCCTGACGCACAAGCATTGGAAGAGCGAGTTGCGCTTCATCTAATGGATGGTGTTCTTAATTGGGAAAAAGTGACCTTTGCTTTCTGGAAAACATTCTGGTGGACTTATCTGTATTTCACAACCTCAGAAGCACCGGATTGGTGTTGGTATTATCCGTATCCAGAAGCACCTTTAATGAAAACTATCATCAACTATCCACGAATTGAAAAGACAGAAATAGAATGGGAGCATAAAGAACCGCCCTATTCTATTCAACAACAACTGGAGTTTATATTGCCTGAAAAGTCGCTGGGAATGGAGTGTAAGTTTCCAGATGAACTCTATGACGAACACGGTTTTGATATGCGTCATATGTGGATGAGACATTACAAATGGGAATGTGATCCTTTCATTTCTCTGCCTTGGAATCCTGCGTTTGAACCTACAACAGTGGTATTCTTACCTACGGAAGCGTAATCCTTGTGGAGTCATTCGCATTCCGCCGCCTGTTGGAATAACTCTTGGATATGAAATTGCCATAGGCGGTTCTCCAGGTTCTCTAAGAAATCCAGATGGCAATACAGTATATTCTTCAGGAATTTCTACAGTAAATTCATTGCTACGAGGAGTAGCATAGTCTAATTCAATTTTTGTCATTTCAATAATCTTTTTAGTAGATGTGATACCGGATATATCCTGCATTGTTCTCCAGAATTTACGAATATGATTTATGTATGATTGTCTAAAATTTGATGCTGTTCTATTTTTTACATTGTTTCTAAGAACATCCATGCATTCCTGGACTGTTTTATAAATAGGTTTATGTAACCTAGCATTCACAGCATTGTGTGCCCGAAATGTGAATAACATGAAATCTTTTTTAGAATTCAGCATACTTGGGAACCTAGCACGATAGGATGCTAATAAATCTGTAAAATGGTCCTTACAGTGAGGACACGTGATGGTATCACGAAACATATCTAACCAACTACTCATGAGTTGTCTTTCTGCGATTGTTGGCATTTCTGGATAGAGAGATGCCATAGAATGGAGGGTCATCCAACCCATTGGGCCCCATACGGCTGTCATTATATTACTTTAACACAATCATCCCAGCTTCCATACCGCCCTCAAGAATCTCCTTGGCGATATGAGGTGGCGTCTTTTCACTCACTGGCATTCCTGCTTTCTTGAGTTCCTCTTTCACCTTGCGGTCAGGCATATTCTTGACCGTCTTCTTGATGTTACGGCGTTTCTGTTCCATTCCCTTCTCAGTCATAATTCGCAGGGTTCCACGAATACCTGATTTTTTAAGTGGTGGTGGCCGTGCAGGATCTTTTACACCCTTGATGGTGCCCTTCAAAATGCCTTTGGGAAAGGTTCTCATTGTCCGTCTCTTTCGGGCAGCAGCAGGCATAGGGGCTGGAGCTGGAGCTGGAGCAGAAATAGGAACTGGTGGGGCAGTGTCTCCAATTTTCTGGATGGTGATTTTCTTGGACATACCTATTGTTAAAAAACGAATAAACTTATTTTAACAGGACAGACATCACATATACACTATGGAGTGGGAAGCCGTAAAAGCATATTTCGCAAATGGTGTCCGCAGATTAGTAGACCATCAAATTGATTCCTTTGAAGATTTCATTCGTAACAAAATCCCTCTCATAGTTCAATCAACTCCACCGATAACTGTATGGCACGAACAAGATGAAACACTCAAGAAATACAAATACGAATTCAAACTCTCATTTGAAAATGTAACCTACACCAAACCTCGTATTCAAGAAGCCACTGGCCGTGTCAAACCAATGTTGCCAATGGAAGCCCGTGTTCGTAACTTTACCTATGCCTCTCAAATGCATGCCGATGTTCGGTTCATTGCAAGAACCTACAAAGGTGACCGCTTGGAATCCTATGATGAAGAATCTCGTGTCTTTGAAGGTATCTCTCTTGGAAAACTTCCAGTTATGCTTGGGTCATCTCTCTGCTTGCTGAAAGACTATCCACTCAAACCAGAAGAGTATGGAGAGTGTCCGTATGATCCAATGGGATACTTCATCATTCACGGAACTGAAAGAACAATCCTGTGTCAAGAGAAGGTTGCCGATAATCGTATTATGATCTTTCAAGCCAAGAAGTCGGCTGCAAAGACCAAGTATACCTATTCTGTGGAACTCAAGTCTCTCCACGAATCCTTTACGATGCCTCCCAAGAAATTGGAGATTCGTATGTCCTGCAAATTCAATGGATATGGATATCCGTTGTTGGCCTGTGTTCCTCGTTTCCGAGAAGACATTCCATTGATGATATTCTTCCGAGCATTGGGTATAACAACTGATAAAGAGGTTGCTAAATTGATTTGGGGATCATCCGATGATCCACATGTAGAAATGTTGGCTGCTTCCTTCCGAGATGCTTCTGAGATGAATATCTTCACACAAGAGGATGCAGTTCAATATCTCACAGGACAGTTGCAATACAGCACAAATCAAGAGGACAAATGTGCCTATGTCCGCAATCTATTGAACTCTGAATTGTTACCACATGTAAGATTCGCAGGAGAGAATGCTGAACCGTCTGTTCTTGCTGCTCGAAAGGCTATTCTGATGGGGTCTATGATTCGTCGTTTGGTTCTTACATCATGCAAACAGATTCCAATGGATGACCGTGATGCGTATCCGAATAAACGAGTAGTTACAACTGGGTCTCTCTTAATGCATCTATTCCGTCAACTCTTTCAGAAGGTCTGTAACGATACTCGCAATGAATTCGTTCAGGAGGTCAACAATGACAACTGGAAGAAGGGAACACCAAGACCAATGGATATTCTGAATATCAACAATCTGTACAAGATTCTCAAACTCTCAACCATTGAAGGCAAACTCAAACAAGCGTTGGCAACTGGAAACTTCACAGTGCAGGGATTGGGAACATCCAATTCTACCTCGCTTTCTAACGCTACCAAGGTTGGCGTTTCACAAGTGTTGGCAAGAATGTCCTATACTTCCACAGTCAGTCATTTGCGCAGAATCCAGACACCGGTTGAAAAGTCGGGTAAGTTGTTGGCACCTCGTAAGTTACACGGAACCTCTTGGGGATTTATGTGTCCTGTTGAGACTCCAGAAGGTCATTCGGTTGGTATTGTGAAGAATATGGCGATGCTAACAAGTGTTACACAGAATATTCCATCCAATACAGTGTTACATTTCTTACAGGACTTCAATGATATTGAATGGATTAAGGCTGCGAAGGTCTATTCAGGAACTGCCATCTCATTGAATGGTGTGATTATGGGATACACGAATCAGCCGAATGTGTTGGTTGAAAAATTGAGAAACGCAAAGAGAACACTGCGACTTCATCCACACACTTCTATTGCTTGGCAAACGTTGATGAATATGATTATTATTGAAACCGATGGTGGTAGAGTGGTTCGGCCTGTATTCATTGTTGGTGCTGAATTTCCACCGGTTGAAAAGCGTGGAGATTGGAATGAATGGATTAAGTACTGTGTTGAATTCATTGACGCTTCTGAAACTGAAACATTACGCATTGCACTACGCAAGTCAGATATCACTCTCTCTCACACTCATTACGAGATTCATCCATCGCTCATTCTGGGACATATGGCATCCACGATTCCTTTGTCCGACCATAATCAGTCACCCCGAAATACCTATCAATCTGCTATGGGTAAACAGGCAATGTGTATCTATGCTAGAAACTATCCAAAGAGACTTGATAAGAATGCGTATGTATTGTGTTCTTTGACACGACCGATTGTGGAGACCAGAACGATGAATATTATGAAAATGCAGGAGATGCCGTTTGGTATGAATGCGATTGTTGCTATCGGTTGTTATGGTGGATACAATCAGGAGGACTCTATTATTATGAATAAGTCTTCTGTAAGACGAGGTCTCTTTCGTGGGTTGTATTACACGATGTACAAAGATGAGGAGCACCGAAATGTAGCATCTGGTCGTGAGGAGAAGTTTATGAAGCCTATGAAGCACAATACTCGTAAATTCAAGAATACCTCCTATGCTGCGATTGCGGACAATGGAATGCCAATTCTACATTCTACCATTCAGGAAAACGATGTAATCATAGGCAAAGTAGTAAATTTAAGAAATGACCCGTCTGGTTATGAATATCGTGATGCTTCTACTACTCATAAGAATTCCGAGCCATGCCGAATTGATGGAGTGTGGCAAGATAAGAATTCAGATGGATACCCCTTCATCAAAGTGCGTTGTGTCAGCGAGCGATTCCCTCAAATTGGTGACAAGTTCTCTTCGCGGCACGGACAGAAGGGAACTGTAGGTATGATGTTGGAAGAGGAGGATATGCCGTTTATGGCGAATGGATTACGACCAGATTTGATTATGAATCCACACGCTGTTCCTTCTCGTATGACAATCGCTCAGTTGATGGAGAACATCTTCGGCAAGATTGGTGTGCGTAGAGGAACCTTGGGAGATGGAACGCCATATTCTCATATGAAGATTGAAGAGTTGAGAGCCCATATGATTGACTTGGGGTTACATCCTTATGGAAATGAGATTATGTACAATGGTCAGACAGGAGAGATGATGAATGCGGAAATATTTATAGGACCAACTTTCTATCAGCGATTGAAGCACATGGTAATTGATAAGAAGCATTCAAGAGCCAAGGGGCCGATTGTATCGTTGACACGACAGCCGTGTGAAGGAAGGTCTCGCGATGGAGGATTGCGAGTTGGAGAGATGGAACGTGACTGTATGATTTCACATGGAATCTCTGCCTTTACGAAAGAGAGACTGATGGATGTTTCTGATCCATTCCCTACTGGTGTTTGTAAGACTTGTGGAACACTTGCGATAGTCAATTCAAAAGAAGGCATATATCAATGTGGTGCATGCGGTAACCAAACAGATTTTATTGAGAAGACAATTCCTTACGCAATGAAGCTTTGGATGCAGGAATTGGAAGCCATGCATATTACACCTCGCATGATTATGGAATAAATTCGTCGCGCCGTAATTTTTTTTCCTGCCACTAAGCATACACATAAAATGGGAGGAGGTTTGTTACAACTCGTCAGCTACGGAGCGCAAGATATCTACATTTCTGGTAATCCACAAATTACCTTCTGGAAGGTTCTCTTCAAGAGACACACCAACTTTGCTATGGAGTCCATTGAAGTCACCTTCAACGGACAGGCCGACTTCAACAAGCGTGTCACTGCTATCATCAATCGTAATGCCGATTTGATGTACCGAACTTACGTTCAGGTTGTGTTGCCAACTGTTGATTTGGTTTCTCTTAACGCCAGCGTGCGACGTTTCCGTTGGTTGAACTACATCGGTCACCGATTGATCAAGACTGTTGAGCTTGAAATCGGAGGTCAACGAATTGACCGACAATACGGAGACTGGATGCAAATCTGGACTCAGCTTTCTCAAGATGCCGGAACCATCTCCGCTCTTGATGATATGATTGGTAACACCCATGACTTGGTCTTGATGAAGGACGGTAAGGGTTACCAGTTGGATGCTTCTTGCGCTGGATCTGAGTTGACTAACTCATGTGCTCCACGTGCCGGAACCCCAGCCAAGACTCTCTACATCCCTCTCCAGTTCTGGTTCTGCCGAAATCCTGGTTTGGCCATTCCTTTGATCGCCCTCCAATACCACGAAGTGCGTATCAACGTTGAGTTTGAGCAATGGATCAACTGCACCTACGTTGAATTGGTGTCTGGACAGACTGCTCCTACCTCAATTCAGTCCTTGACTGCTGCCTCTTTGTACATTGATTATATCTACTTGGACACTGAGGAGCGACGACGATTCGCCCAACAGACTCATGAATACCTCATTGAGCAACTCCAATTCACTGGTGCTGAATCCATCACCTCTTCTTCCAACAAGATCCAGTTGAACTTCAACCACCCTGTCAAGGAGCTTGTCTGGGTTGTCCAACGTGACTCGTTCGTTGACTGCACTCCTAACCAAGGTTTCATTGCTGAGGTTAACGGTATGCAGCCATTCAACTACTCTGATGACTTCACTACTGAGGGTATCGTCATGGACGTCCTTGCTCGTGGAGGTTTGGCCGGTGGTGCCAATGCTGCTGTTGTCCCAACTGCTTCCAACGATGGTCCATCTGGTCCTTACCTCCCAGGTCTTGGTCTCCAATCTGGTCCATCTCTCCAAGGTGCCTCTTGGTTGGATTCTACCACTCCAAGCTTCACCCAACAAGGAGAACAGGCGGTTGTCTTCGAGGACACCACCAACTACTTGCTCGCCAAGGTCATCCTTGCCTCTGGAGTCAAGTGTGAAGGTAAGAACCCTGTTGAAGTCGCCAAGCTCCAACTCAACGGACAAGATCGTTTCACTGAACGTGAGGGACGATACTTCTCGGTTGTCCAACCATTCCAACACCACACTCGTACTCCTTCCAAGGGTATCAACGTGTACTCCTTCGCGCTCAAGCCTGAGGAACATCAGCCATCTGGTTCATGCAACTTCTCTCGTATTGACAAGGCCACTCTCCAACTCACTGTGTCCGTTAACACCGTGCGATCTGGACGTACTGCCCAAGTGCGTGTGTATGCCGTCAACTACAACGTGTTGCGTGTGATGTCTGGTATGGGAGGTCTTGCATACTCCAACTAAACACTGGGTGTTCGTGTTTATATTTTGTTAGCGTTCTGCTAACTGTGTAGGCTAGGGGTTAGCCATTATTTGAGGTTGGAAATCCAATATCAAATAATACGATTGTTAACAAGACGATTTGATTTATATGTAAAATGCATGATTGAATGATATATTACCAGTTTTGACTTCAAATGGATCCGTCCATTTATCCACTATGCAAACTGGCATTCTTTCATACAAATTAGAGAGTGGATTTCTAAGTACAACCGGTGTTGCACCACATAATAAACTTTCGTAGATACGATGAGTGTCTATTCCTGTTCCTTCAGGACACAATACAAATTTAGATTTAGAAAGATCATTGAAGTATTCTTCCACAGTTAGATTGTCGCGAAATACTACCTTTGGATTGTCCTTAAAACAGTCTATACATTCCTGTCTTTTTGTTACATTTGTTCTAGGTTGAAAATTTGCATATATTTCAATCGTTCGTTCCTGCTTTGGCACATTGAAAGTTTTCAAAAAAGGCAGGTGAATATCTGCAAAGCCTATAGGAATAGTCTTCAAAATAGGATGAGATACCGTAGTATTGATTGCGTAGATACGGTATGCAATTGGTAGAAGAAATGCCAATTCTTGATATCCGAATGATCTGTCACTGTTATGAACTATGAAATTATATTTATGACGTACCCAATTGAATTTATTATTCATTGGTCTTCTAAATTGAAATAAACAATCACCATTAATGAATATCCAATCACCATCTCTTGCCATTGAACCATTATATTTTCTAAAATCGTATCTATAATCAAACGTCCAATCGCACCTTTGTGCGAATGATAATCCTGAAATCATCTTTAATAATTTATAAATTAGTAATGGTAAATGTTTTTTCATTCTGTCTTTATGGTCCACAGATACCCAGGTATTATGATGGAATGTTAAGTAATATAGAACTAATAAAAACACACTATCCTACTTGGAAAACATATATTTATACTGGATCGGATGTCACAGAAGAGTTCATTCGTATATTGAAATCATATTCAAATGTAGTTATTCGTCCTACTGGAAAGACAGGACCTAGAAATATGATAGATAGATTCTTTGCAATTGATGAACCCGATGTAGAACTCATGGAAGTTCGGGATGCAGATAGTCGTATTCATTGGAAAGATAGATGGGCGATTAATCAATTTGTAAATAGCAAGTTCAAAGTTCATGCTATTCGTGATAATCCTTGTCATTGTTATCCTTTGTTAGGAGGCTTGTGGGGAATGCGAAAAATAAATGGGTTATCTATTCGTAGTGCTTATGAAAAATTTAAGTTAAATCCAACAGATGGTGGAATAGGATTGGATCAAGACTTTTTAAATCATTGTTTGTATGAACTTTTAGATGGAAGAGTAATTCTTGCACATGTTAGCATTCATTATAAAACACGAAAGGACGTTCTAGTTGAATTTCCATTCAAATATACCAACGATATCTATTGCGGTCGTATAGAAGATTCTTCGTTTAAAGATCGTTCTGAAATAGTGCAATTAACCAGTAAAATAAATATTCCAAGGCTTTCAATAAACTTTCCTAAGTAGAAACAAATGGAAGGAGGTATGAAGAAAGTTGGCTCTCGCGCCCAAGTGATGCACGGAACTGCGGTCAAGACTTCGGGTGGTTTGACTCGCAAGGATTTGAAGTATAACAAGTCTGGCAGAATTGTATCTGTTAAGAAATCACACACTGCCAAGAAAGATAAGCGACTTGAAAAACACGGTTACAAAACTCGCAAGGGAGTATTCGGTGCCATCAAGCATCATTAATAAGTTAAATTATACCTGATTTCAAGAAATACTAACCGGTATTTGTTGATTTTACGAGTATGTCAATGAATTGCCAATGGTGGAGTATATATAATTTGTACCTATCGCTGTACTAGTGCCTGTCGTCCAACTTGTAGCATCTGCAGAATACAATTCAACAACTGATGGTGTGAGTGTGTATGCTGAGATTACAAATTTATTTGCTGTATCACTCCATGATATGGATGCTGCATAAATATTGTTGAGTGCTGGAACTGAAACTTGAGTCCATGATGTACCATTGTTAGTAGAGTATGCAACATATCCATTACCACTGTTATCAAGTCCAACTGCTACAACTCTTGAACTGTTGCAATGAATTGCCATTATATTGTATAGAAAACTGGGAGTAGAACCAGTTCCTGTATAACGTGTTGTAAATGTCTTACCATCAGTAGAATTTGCAATAAGATTAGCCCAAATAGCATAAAAGTAACCATTTCCATAGGTTAGACGAATAGTACCTGAACCTTGTGAATATCCAGACCATGTTGATTGAGTCCAATCACTATTGGTTAATGGACCTGGTGAATTTGGCACCCAAAAGATAGAAGCACCTGTACCCGATACAGTGGATGCTCCAGATACAACTAAATTTGTTCCATCAGTAACGATTGATTGAAACCCAACTATGTCTGGAGAAGGCACAGCAGTCCATGAAATACCGTTCAATGATTTATAAAGCAATACTGACGATTTAAAAGATCCTCCTGCATAAACAGTATTTGCTGAACGATCTATTGTAATTGATCTAACAACAGTGTCAATAACAGGATCAATTTGAACGATGGTCCAAGAATAACCATCTGCTGAAAGTGCAATACTGAATCCTGAATTTACACCATTGCTTTGACCTCCAATAACCCATTGGTATCCACTTATATTAGCACGTATTCCAGCATTAACTATTCCTAAAAATGGAGTGCTTATAGTGTCCTGATTCCATGTAGCACCTCCATCTGTAGAATAATAAAGATAACCTCCACCAGCAAGAAAATCAATTCCTGTAACCGTTGAAACACATGTAATACAATTCAACAACAACTTACCGTCATTCAGCGTCAAACGATAATCATTGCTTTTTGAAAAAAAGTTTCTAACAGGTATAGGTGTCTTCGCTGCGATTATTTGACGTGTGGACGCAGTGACATCACTTGGATTCTGTTGAACGTATTTAGAACCCGATACGTCCGATGGATATCCAAGAAAATTTGCATTCGTTGTCAATGGTTGCCCACTCATTTGTTATCATCACAGAAAATGGATTTTCCGAAGACTAGAAAATTAGATGTAGCCATGAATATATTTTACCTACACACCGACCCCAAAAAAGCAGCAGAATATCACTGCGATAAACACGTTGTTAAGATGATTATTGAATCAGCCCAGATGCTATACTGCGCTCATTGGGTTCTCAATCCTGAAAATCTTCCAGAAAATGCATACAAATTAGCCCACAAAAACCACCCATCCTCTATCTGGGTACGAGAGAGTTACGATAACTATATGTGGTTATGCCATCTTGCTTGGTGGCTATGCCGTGAATACCAATTCCGTTATGGAAATCAAAAGTCACACAAAACCGAAGCCCATATTGAATGGCTTCTTGCAAATCCTCCTGAAAGCATACCCGTTATTGGATATACTCCACTCCGACTTGCTATGCCGAATGAATACAAACGAGAAGACCCTGTTGAATCCTATCGTTTGTTCTATGTTGAATCTAAGTTAAAAGAACGAAATATTGTAAAATACACCAAACGTCCTTGGCCAGAATTCTTACCTACGACGACGACCGCCTAAGAAGGTTGCAGTTCCGACACCAGGATAGTTCAAGACAAACGCATAGTATGGGTAGTAGATGGTTGCGAAGAAGAAATCAAGAATAGCCCAACCAATTGAACCGTATTTGTCATAGGACAACTTGGCTGCTCCTACGTGGAACAAAATCAAGAGAACAGAAGAAAGGATGGTAACCAAAATACCAGCACCTCCTACAAGAAATGCAAGACCACTGCTTGATTGACTTGAAGGAGTTTCATTGGAAGTAGGAGCTAACGCACTACTGGGGGCAGGAGCAGGAGTACTCATTAATTATATGTGCGGAAATATACTTTCATGCCGAGACCCCATACTTAATAAATGAGTGACGACTTGGTAGTAGCGAAAACGGTACAAACCGCACCAATCCGTATTCTTGCTGAAGGTCTCAAATCTATGTTGGTTGAGATGTCTTTGGTTTTTGACAAAGATGGAATCCGTATGGTTGCAATGGAAAACACCAAGACAATCTACACACATATGCGTCTTCATGCCAACAAGTTTGAGCACTATGAATACAATCATACTGCTGCAAAATTGGATGTCGGTTTGAATACCGATCATTTTTACCGTGTCGTTAAAACTGTGACAAATGATGATACCATCACTTTTTCTGTTTCAAAGTCAGAATCAAATCATTTGACTATCATTCTTGAAAATGGAGAGAAGAAGAGACGTATTCGTTACAGACTCAATTTGTTGGATCGTGATGATAGTGACATCAATATGATGGATACTGAATTTGCAACTCGTATTACTATGCCTTCGTTGGATTTCCAAAAGATCTGTCGCGATATGACACTGCTGTCTGCAAAAACTGTGGATATCAAGAATGTTGGAAATACGCTTACATTCTCATGCAAGGGACCATTTGCATCTCAAACAGTTACATTGGGTGGAGATACTGGAACGGAAATGTCTATTTCAAAGAAAGAGAATAACGAAATTGTAAGCGGAACATTCTCACTGCCACATTTAGTCCTTTTTACCAAGTGTTCTAACCTTTCCAACAATCTTGAAATTCATATGAAAAATGATTGGTTCTTGATGATTCGTTATGTGATCGCAAATCTCGGTGACATCAAATTATGCTTGATCCCTGTTTCTACTTAAATGAATTGAGTGAAAATAAATAAAATGCATGAAGGACCAGTTAATTTTATAGCATTTGTTAAATCAGTGTTACCAGAGTATTTTAAGAACAAACGGGTTCTTGATGTTGGTTCCGGTGATATTAATGGAAACAATCGTATTTTTTTTGAAAATTGCGATTATGATGGCAATGATGTAATCCATGCAAACAATGTTACAGTCGTTTCTAAGACTAAGGATTTGCCTTTTGAAGACAGTACGTTTGATACTATAATTTCAACGGAATGTTTTGAGCACGATCCTGAATATTATCAATCACTTAAAAAGATTTACAAAATGCTGAAACCAAATGGGTTACTTTTGTTTACATGTGCATCCACAGGAAGGCCGGAACATGGAACAAGACGAACTACACCATTTGATTCTTATGGAACCATTGGAAACTTGCCAGATATGATTGATTACTATAAAAATCTTACAGAGAAAGATATTGATGAAGTACTTGATTTGAAGAATACATTCTCTGCATTTGATACCTATTTTATACCATCTGATTTGTATTTTGTAGGAATCAAGAACGGTGATAAGATAATACCTCTCAAAAAGTATGTGTTAGATAACATGACAAATACATCATCAAAAGAACCTATAGATCCAACCGAAATGTTCTCTGACTAAAAAACGGATTTTGGATTGGTAACTTTTTTGGTTGTAATCAAAATGTCAACACCAATTAAAGAATTTATTAAACAACATAACTATTATGGAACGAATGTATATTCACTTCCGATGGAAATATTCAAACAACTAGATATCAAGGTTTGGAAGTTTAATCGTCCACCCGATATGACAAGAGTTGAAGAGATACGAGAAACTATGAAAAAAAATAACCGTATGGATGGAATGATTAACTTGGCTTATATTACGCATGAAGGTCTTGTATGTTACGAAGGAAACCATAGAAGACTTGCTCTTGAAGGAAATGAGTTTGTGGTATTTGTTGAAATCATATGGGATGTTACAAATGAACAAGTTACAGAGGAGTTCAAGCGATTAAACAAGTCAGTATCTGTTCCAGAATTGTATATTTCTGAAACAGATGCTACGTTAAAAGTTGAAATTGAAGAACTAGTAAAAGAGTTTACAAAAAAGTTTACAAAACATCTATCTTCTTCCGCAAAAAATCAATGCCCAAACTTTAACCGAGATAATTTAACCGATCAAATTTTAAGATTACAAAAGGAACTGATGATACCAGTATCTCAGCTCTCAACAAGATTATATGCATTAAATGAAAAACTTTCATTCAAAGATAAAACTAAATTATCTGAGAAAAATAGGCAGAAATGTGAAAAATATGGACTATGGTTATTCGCATGGTCTTCAGTGATTTCTTCAAAAGACCTTTAATCGCGCTTCCGTTTGAGGGTGCTTTTTTCCTCTGCGGGCAAGTAGATTACACGTTCTCGGTCAATAAAATCAGCTGTTACCAATCCAACTGCGATTCCTCCAATAAATACTGGGATTGAAAAAATCAAAAATGCTACAATTTCCATTTCTTTTATAGTATTGCTTATGTGTAATTAGGAAATGAGTACTCGCAAAACTACTCGCAGAAACTCGGGTGGAAGCATAGTAGATTCTATGCTCTATATCCGTAGTCAAGTCAAACTCTATCACTGGCAAACTCATTCCTTTGCCCGTCATACAGCAACGGATGAACTTGTGAAATCATTGGATGAAAAGATTGACAAATTTGTGGAAGTCTTTATGGGAAAATACGGAACACCTCGTGTTGGCAAAACTCTTCAACTCAAAAATTTCAATGAAGCAGAGGGAAAAAGATTTGTGGAAAAACAGGTGGTTTTTCTCACCAAGATTCTCCCCCGTAAGCTTTCGCCCACAGATACTGATTTGCTAAACATTCGTGATGAAATCCTTGCGGATATCAATCAAACTCTATTTCTATTTACTTTGGCCTAAGCACATGTGCTTTGTAAGCGATATCGCTTATTGAACTAAATTTTAAGGAAGGACTAAACAACTTGCGGTCTGTGAGTGTAGTTGTTGTGTTCCAGATTTTTACTATATGAAATGCTCCTTTGGGAGAAACGCTAACTCCCACCACTTTATCCTGTTGCTTACTAAGCATTGCGTTTGCTAAGCAGTGAACCATACAATCGATGAAGACTGAATGAGTATCCGCTGCGTCTACCTTTTTGGACCACGCTCCACCTTTTGCGTTTTCTGGGGCATCCCACATCGGGAGAAAGCCTTCTTTCATCAAGAAGAACATACCAGAAGTCCAAGCTTCTACTGAAATTGTATTTACTAAAGACCAGAACTCACTTGGAGTTGTAATCTTACCTATCTTTGTGTATCCCTTTAAGGAATAATCGTTATCGTTTGGATCGTGATACCAGAGGACCCAGTTGCTTAAGAATTTTGTATCGTCTGTCATTTTTTGACTACCTTCTAAAATTTTTGGCTCGCGGAAATCCGTTTTCAGAAAAAACGGATCTGTTAATCATAACGGATGTCGGAGGTGAGGACTATAAATAACATGGATGTAAAAACTATCTATGCATTGCGAGATGTCCCTCGCAAGGAATTATCACCAGAGACCATTGAAACCATACGAACGTTAAAGATTACGTTCAATCCGACATTCCGAAAACCCCAGAACCAGAATCGCATCGTGAGTAATGCTCCTGCTAATTGGAGAGCAAACCTAATTCAAAATATTGCTAAGACAATTATGAATAAGGACGATGACGATGATTATAGACAAATATATAGCCGCATCAACAAGATGTCAAAGAGCACATACACTAAACTGATTGGTGAAGTGATGGAAATCATTGAACGAAGAGATGAGCAGTTCCGATTTCGTGTAACCACTATGCTGTTTGACTTGGGAGTGAGACAAGGCAATTTTGCGACCCTTGTAGCAGACGCATATGCTCTTATGATTAAAACTTATCCCGATGCAAAAGATGACTTAAACACACAGATAAAAATGTTTGATACCATATACGATGTCAAAAATTCAGTAGATATTGTTATTCCAGTTAGTACAGACCCAACGTTTGAAAAGGCTATACTAGAATGGAGTCTCCAGATGGAGAAGAAGCGCGCATTTGCCTTCTATATTAATGAGCTATTCGTTCGCAACTTAATTGAAATGGAAACATATCAAGGATTTGTGAATACCGCATTGGCTGACCTAGATATATCCGTAAAACAGCCCTTTACAGAAGTGATGGAGAACCATATTCATAGCATTGCGAAATTCCTGTTGATTGCCGCGCCCAAGGTAGAGTGCCGCGAAGCCATCAAAGTATTGTTGGCATTACCAAGAGACCAAACACCTTCGCTAAAGATGAAATCCCGATTCGCATTGGAGGATGCCGCAAAAGCAGCGTTCAAATAACGAAAACACCCTCCTACTATTCAACAAATGAGCGCAGTTCCATCCGCAACCGTTATGGCGCAGGCAGCCAAAATCGCCATCGAACAGGATCGCCCAATTTATTTAGATTACTACAACGACAGCATTGAGAAGAAATGCTGCATCGGAGTCCAAGAAGACATCAAGTACCTTGTCAAATCTGACACGGAATATACCTCTCCTATCGTATCCATTATGCGAATCAAGGAAGAGAAAGTCTTTTTGGTTTGTACTGAAAACAGCTTGTACATCGTCCACGCAGATATTCCTGTCAAGCGTATTGTATCTTCAAACAACCAACCAACTAATTAATAATGAACTTTCCTCCTCCCCATATGATTCTGTATGAAAGACTGAATGATGTAGAAACCCAGAAAGTTTGGGATGACTACAAAAAGAAATACGGACATCAATGCGATTTTGATGAGGTGGACGCAGCGGTAACAAATTCAATGGACGACTTTGCCAAATGGTTCGTCCAATGGATGTCCTTTGCTCCTTCTCGTGCTCATATTCGCATTCGTGTTCTTCTAATCTGGCACTCTCATTTTTTGAGTTTGGCCTGTCAACAGATGTTAAGACGCTCTCTGGAACAGAGGTCATTTCGGTGTCGTGTTTGGTTCCATATTGAAGAACCCTTGCTTCAATCTGCTATTGTAAGCCGTTGCATTGTTCGCAAGATGCCGGATTACAATCACACTCCAACCATTATTGGAAAACCATTGAATACAAAACTCTGGGACGACCCGCGTGAGTTTGAAAAGGAATTACAAGCGTCCAAGTAAGTAGTAGGTAATGAGGGTGTTCACAGATGGTTCTTGTATAGGCAATGGTAAGGCCGGTGCGAAGGCAGGTTACGCTGTTTGGTTTCCAGAAAACAGAGAGTGGTCGGTAGCAAATCGTGTCCCTGATGAAGAATCACAAACAAACCAACGAGCAGAATTATCAGCAATCGCAGAAGCAGTTCGTATCCTGCTTTCAAAAGGATGTGAAGACAGCGATATCGTTATTTATACCGACTCTGATTACAGCATAAAGTGTTTGACAGTTTGGATTACAAAATGGGTTGCTCGTGGATGGAAAACAATTGATGGCAAAGATGTATTACACCAGGACTTAATCAAAGAGATATCTGGAGGCCTTTCTAAATTCAAGTCTCATCGTTTTCATCACGTAAGAGCACATACTGGAGGAGAAGATGACCTATCCATCAACAATGACAAAGTAGACCAAATGGCAAGAGGAACAATTGATGATAGTGTAAAAACAGTCGTTCATCCTGCGAGAAATGTGATATTTGAAGGATGTCCTCTGGAATTGATGGGACCTTCTGTGCCTCAAACACGATTGCTTGAATGGATTCATGCCAACCTTGGAAAACTTGACAAGGACATTATTGATAAATATTTATATAAGGCATTCTCAGAAATCTGCACGACACGTGATGTAAAATTGGTAAAACAAACTATTCAGAAACGCACATTTATTCGCGCCGAAGTGGGTCATTTACAAATATCCCACCCTAGTATAGATAAGGTAGAAGAATGAGTCGTGTAAAAGCATATCATTTTTGGTCTCCAACGTGCGCACCTTGTAAAGCAATCAAGGTAAGCGTTGAAGAACTGAAAGAGGAGTTTGATGATATTGAATGGGTGTCTGTGAATACTCACGATGATAAAGAAGATTTGTCAAGTAAGTTAGAGGTATCCGTGGTTCCTACAATTGTTGTGACCGTGGATGGAGCCGTTGTCGGTCGCCATTCAGGGACAATGATTTCTATTTATTATTCTATTTTACGCAAAGCTCGCTCACTTGCTAAGAGCGGTTCCGGCGGGGCATGATTGGCCTTGTGCTGGTCCTCCTGTTCCTGGTGTTTCTCCGGGTGGAACGCCTCCACACGATCCTCCGTCATCACCAGATGATCCCTTATTTTTTCCCTTACCTCGTCTGTAATCTCCTGGAATGTAACTGCCTCCACCACTAGAAGATCCACCAGAGGAACCACCAGAGGAACCACCGGATGTTCTGTTAATCACACTGCTTGGTAGGCTTCCAGAATATTGGGCTTGGACGATGGCATAGGAGTTTCCACCAATAAACAGACCTTCTGCAAGTGCCATTGTTGCCTTCAAGTAGGTAGCGATGTTGCTGTCGCCTTTTTGACAGTTTCCAATCACTAGAGTTTGTGCAATAAATGTTACACCGAAGAACACGATTGTTGCAACTGCGTCCAAAATTGGACGGTTTGCAATCAAGTCAAACATATAGTACGAAAAGATAGTGGCTGTAACCACAAGTGTCTGTGGAGCGTATGCAGATTGAAGTCCTTCAAATCCTTGGACGTAGCAACCTGGATAGTTTTCAATGGCACCGCCAGTCATTGGAGTTGGAGGAGCAGTAGGAGGCAATGTCTCACCAGGTTTGAGCATTGCAAGTTTCCAGACATATCCGATTGTTTCACCGATTCCAGCCCAGAAGAACGAGAAAAGGAAGTTGGCTGGAATAGACATCAATCCAATCAAACTTGGAATGGAATAGACACCTTCCATAGTAAAGATATCCGCAAGAACACCGAAAAGCAGGAGGATATGCGGAATGTAAGTGATTGTATCTGTTACAAGTGTTCCGATTCCAGGAGGAGCACCAGCAGCAGGCGTGCCTCCACGCAAGAATACGATTGTTCCTACGACTGATACAATTGCTGTTAAAAGGATGGCAATAAGAGTTGCCCACCATGGAGCTGTAAGTTCGGAAGCCATATTGTTTTCTTAGCAATACTTGTTTTATCTGTTAAGAACAATGGGGTCTTCACAATCTACACAGAAACAGGATATTATTCCACCTGATCCGCGAAAAGGTGATCCTTCCAAAGGTCTTAGCATTTCTCAATCAGAAGGTTGCGATCCTTGTAATTTATATGTCAATCCCGGCATATCCAGTTCTGCTGTTACGATAACACGTGAATCTACCAATCCTTCAAAAGTAGTTATTACTCCAACTATTCCATTCCAATTCACTTTCAATGGACAGTCGGATTCAATTTCTCGTATTGAACTCTTTCATCCATCTCCCATTCGTATTGAAAACGTTCAACACGATGCTGTGATTGGATTCATAGGTTCAACAAAGAGTTCTATTTATGTCCCTATCACAAGCGGACCGAATCCTTCCACCAATTTCATAAGTCCAATTGCAGTCTATTTGCAGAGTTTAGGATCCAAGTTGCCATCTGGAGACTATGAAAAGATAGATGTGCCAACCGGAAAGAACTGGTCGTTATCCGACATATTCAAGAATGACGACTCCTTTTTTACTTGGACTATGCACGACTGGCAACAGGTATTGGATCATGAAGATGCCAATAATCGGTATTACAAATGGGTTCCAACAAGCAGTGCAGGAACACGTATTATTTTTATGCAGAATCCTATGGTGATTGCAGACTCTGATTTGCGTGCAATCAATCAGTTTCCTATCACAGATCCATCGTTGCCAATCAATTCCTTGCAATTGGATCATACGTATTATAAAGCAGGTCCTCCAAAAGGATGCAAGACATGTGTTCCTATTAAACCAAGTGGTCCAGATTTGAAGAGTGTCGTTCAAACTCAAGGAGCAGGACATCTTGATGCACAAACACTTATCAATATTTTCATAGGCACAATCACAGGAGTTGCAGGATTCGTTGCTGTTTATTTTGCATTGCGATGGGCTCTTTCTAAATTTGGCGATGAATTTGGAAATACATTTAAGGGAGTTGGTATCTTTCTTGCTAGAATTATTAATCAATTTATAATCGCAATTTATCAGGTATTCAAAGACATTTTTGATGATGGAACAGAAAAGCCAACTCTTAAAAAAGAGTCCAGCAATTTCTCTGTTATAAATCCGATCTTTAATAAGAAACCAATTGCAGAAGAGTTACCTAAGGAAAGTGTATCAGAATTGATTGACAAAGAGATACCAAAACGCAAAACATTTATTCCAGAAGAGGAATCAACTTTCATTCCAAAATCCTTGACACGTAAGAACCCTCTTCCATCTGCAAGAAGTCTATTTCCTCCAATGAACCGAGGAAAAGCCCCCATTCCTGCTCTTCCCAGACTTCCAGAAGTAGAGTTGCCAAAGATTAGCCTTCCAGATTTTACAACGAAGACCCCTGAACCAAAAGAAGAACCGAAAAAAGAACTCACAGATGATGAGAAACTTGAAAAGATTTCAAGTCCTTATATGAGAAAACAAATAAAGGATATCATGCGAAACAGAAATCTGTCATTTGATGAAGCATCTGCTTATCAAAAAACACACGGAGCATCTGGATTCATTCGTGGAGGTGAAAAAACGAGGCGCAGAACCTTTTATTAATAGAACTGCCGTCTTTCCACCACTAAATGTGAATTGAATTCACTGTCTTCATTCTGATAACTGTCATTTAATGACATTTCCTGTACTTGACGTTGCATATACTGTTCGTATTCAACGTCAGTCATTTGGTCCACTCTCTTTCTAGTTTTTCGTTCACTTGTGACCCATCCATCTGCGTCCTCTCTTCCGAACTTTGGACTGTGGGGTTCGTATTCGTATGTGCCAGCAGGTGTTTCATCGTAGTTGCGTTTGCGATTGAATATCATAATTCCTCTTCTGTCACGCTCTTCTCTTTCTCGTAATCGGTTGGCCTCTTCCTCTTCTAACTTTCTCTGTTTATCAAGTTCCTGCCACTCTTTCGCCTTCTCTGCGAAGTTCTTTCCTGCATAGACAGCGTTGTTTGCGGATGTATTCTTTGAAAGACTTGGGAAATTGTCCTCTGTCTTCTCTACTTTCTTTTTCAATTCGTTTAATCGTTGTTCTTCTTCTTTTGCTTTTTGGCGTTCTCGCCATCCAATTGTTGGGTTATATTTTGCGGGTCCTTTCATTGTATAGTTGAGAGCTAGAATGTTACAAAAATAAAATCCGTTTTTTCACATGTTTGAATTTAATTATAGAATAAAGATAAATGACAAGTTTGGAAAGCCATGTAGGAGACGTAGTTCCTCTTAAGTTCCCTGGTAATAAAATCAATTGGAGATGGATTACTAAACGAAGAAGTGATGGACGATATTTGGGACGTCCTATAAAATTAGGCGTGCGATATGGCGATGCTATGACTCTAAAAAGAAATAAAGACTTCGGAAAAGAATCCTTAATTCCAGAAGGAACCAAACTTCTTTCTTCCAGTAAAAAGAAGAAATCCAAAGGTACGATGAAAAAACGGAAGACAATGAAGAAAAAGAATTAATCGTAAAAATGGTGGTAGCAGTGATTGTTAATTTACAAGGCAACTTCAATGAAGTAAGTATTCCTGCTAAAACCGCAGATGTTCTTGAATGGTTACGTAAAAAATTGAAACAACCATCCTTGCAATTTCAAGGAAAGACATCCACTGACGAAGCAACGTTTGCCTATTTTGCTTCCCCTATGGAAGATGAAGAAGAGGAACCGAATATTCACGTATTGCCTCCTCCGTTTCATGAAGACAGTTTTCAGGGAAGCATTGCCATCATGAAAGCGTCCAACGATAACAACATGGATGAGTATGAAAAAGCCGCATCAAACTACCTTGATCTTAAAATACCAGAATATGAAGACTATCATGGATCATGTGTCTTCAAAGAAGAGGAAGAAGAGGAAGAAGAAGCGGAAGAGGAAGAGGAAGAAGTGGAAGAGGAAGAAGAAGAGGAAGAAGAGGAAGATGAAGAACGCAATGGACCTATTATTCACACAATTCATGCATCCAACGTATACATAGATCACAAGCTACGAGATCTTGTTAAAGAAAGTTTTAGTGAAGAAGTGGAAAAATACATTCTGGATAGATGTGTTGAAAATGCAAAGACTTGGTATATTGATATTGATTGGGAAAATCAGGTCTTTGTAAACTTGTATCGTAGCAGAGTCATTTCACTCTATCCCTATCGTCATCTCATGAAAACAATGTCTCCAAAAGACTTTGCATTCTCCAATGTTGTAGATCATGCACCTGAAATCTGGAAGGACATTATTCAACAGAATGCAGATATGGAAAAGGCCAAGTATTCTCACCGATCCACTGCAAGTATCCTTATGTATTGCTCTCGTTGCAAGCGTAAGACCAAATGCGACTCTTATCAAATGCAAACACGTTCTGCGGATGAACCTATGACAACCTTCGTGACCTGTCTGGAATGTGATAAGCACTGGAAATTTTGAGGAGGATACATAATGGAGGCGATTATCGCAAAACACTTTAAACCAGATAAAGTTGAAGAATTCAACAAACGTTTTTCACTTGTGAAAGACCTCGCCAATAACAGATTCACTTCGCCAGAAGAAATCTATGAAGCCCACCCTGATTTGATTACACCACAACAGGCACAGGGTATCTGGAGAAACTACAACGAGGCCAAAGTCCAAAAAGGAGGAGTGGAAATCGTATCGGCACAGATGGCGAATGACCTTCTATCACCCACTATCTCCAAGGCACTCAATCTCCTGCTTGGAATCTTCATTCCTGAAGTCCGTATTCCTATCAAAGTTGGATTAGGTTTCATTTTTATTTTGAGTTACATCGAGAAACTGCCAGGTATCGGAGCGTTGGTAGCTTCTGCGTTGGATATCACTGCTACTATTCTGCCTGTTTGGGCTGTGAGTTTACAGAATCTGATTCCACCTTTGGTTGCTCTCATTCCATTGCCCTACATGAACTTTGCAGGTATGTTTTTGGGTTATATCTTCTCTGCTGTCCTGCTGTTTATGGCGATTATGATAGGTATTTCTCGTAAGCAATTCGGTTCTGCTATTGAAGCCACTGCAGGATTGATTCCTGTTTTCGGTCCTACGTTGATGAATGGTGTAAAATCAGTGAATGTTACAGCAGCCAAATTGAATGCTCGTAGAATACAGGTTGTAGAACAGTTCACTGCGTTGGTAAATCAGATCATACAAACAGCAACGCAAGCAGGTGAAGAAACAAAAGCATCTCTGCAGGGGTTGTTAACAGAAGCGGTAAGAGCATCTGGACCACCTCAACCTGTACCGGCACAACAGGCTGGAAAAAGGTTTTCAAGAAGAACGAGAAAGAGTAGTAAATGGAAGACCAGACGAACAAAATCAAGGAAACATTGAGGGAGTGGATTGGTTTGGACGATCAAATTAGAACTCTTCAAGCACAAATCAAACAAATACGAGAACGCAAAAATGTTTTAGGAGCATCGGTACTTGAATTTATGAAAGGGAATGAACTTGATAATTTCGTCATCGATGGAGCTGGTGGAACTATCGCTCGATCTGTTCGTACAGTACGTCCTCCTCTTCGTCGTGATGCTATCCGCACTCAGCTCTTGCTTCAGTTCGCGGACCAACCACAGAGAGTAGCAGAAGCTCTTCGTGCAATTGAAGGCATTCAGGAAGGAGATGATATGTCTGTTGGAGGAACTCAACGAGAACTGTTGACGCGTAGATTACCTAAGACACAACGTATTAACCTACAATAAATGTACTGGCTACTGATTGCGACATTGTTTGTCGCATATGTGCTTGTTTTCAACAAAGTCGCTAACGCCTATTTTGAAAGCAAACAAAAAATGACATGGAATGATGTCATTCGTGAGTTTTTTCCTACTAAAATTAACATTGAATTTTGACCCTCTTCTTTCCTAGAATAGTGGTTCTTGTTTCCGCCATCTTTCTCCACTCTTCTACACTTTGAATCTTATTTGACCGGAATAGAGCAATCAGACACATCCTATGGTCTACTCCGAGACTTAGTAACATTTGACAATGAGGACACGGCATTCTACCTACTCTTACATTGGGTTGTCAAAATTCGTTTTAGAAACTTGCCGTTGGTGAGGGTGTTACAGACGCACTGGCTGTAGAGGTGACTGAACTAGTTGCGGTCTGACTTGGTACAGCACTTGTGGTTGATGTAGCCGATAATGTGGAGCTATACGATCCAGTTGCTGTAGAACTTGGAGTATCACTTGTTGTAACAGAAGGGGTTCCTGTATTGGATGGTGTTCCGGTAACTGAACTAGATATGGTAGCAGTAGAAGTTCCCGACCCTGTTCCACTGTTAGATGGTGTTGCGGTAACACTTGGAGAAACGGTTCCAGTAAGTGTGGATGTGGAGGAAGCAGTACTAGATACGGTTGGCAAACTCGTGGATGATTGGCTTCCACTTGGAGTTGATGTGCTGGTAGATGAAGAACTTGTGGTTGCATCGCTTGTTCTTGTGGAAGTAATTGTTTGAGTTCCACTTAATGTCATACTAGAAGTGGCTGTATTGGAAGCTGTTCCTGTCTGACTAGAAGTAGCTGTCTGACTTCCAGTATTTGATGGAGTACTAGTCTGAGTTGAACTTGCAGTCTGTGTGACAGAAGTTGTAGACGTTCCCGTCTGCGTTCCTGTCTGACTGGCTGTTCCAGTTTGAGTAGACGTTCCAGTTTGACTCGCTGTATTGGAAGGTGTTCCTGTCTGCGTTGAGGTCTCTGTTTGACTGGCTGTATTTGATGGAGTACCAGTCTGAGTAGACGTTCCCGTCTGACTGGCTGTATTAGAAGCAGTTCCAGTCTGAGTTGACGTTCCTGTCTGACTCGCTGTATTGGAAGGCGTTCTAGTTTGAGTTGGACTAATTGTTTGACTCGAAGTCAAGGTCATAGTTGCGGTCATCGTCGCACTCAACGTAGGGGTTTGGGTCTGAGAAGTCGTAGAAGTACCAGTTTGTGAGGGGGTGATCGACTGGGTCTGGCTCTGAGTCTGTGACTGAGTTGATGTCAAAGTCGAAGATATCGTCCCGGTTCCAGAGGGAGTTCGTGTCTGGCTGGGGCTCTGCGAAGACGTTTGAGAGGATGTAATGGTTGTTGTTGAGGTTGATGTAGAAGAGAGGGTTCTCGTAGACGTCATGGTCCAAGTTGAGAAGGCTGTCAAGCTGGCCGTTGAGGAAGGCGTTGCTGTCCATGTGGATGTACTTGTATAACTTGGTTGAATATCTGTAACCTTATTTTGCGTATAGACCACAGGCACGGAGACTGCGGTTGCAACTATGCCACCTCCAACAATTGTTCCAATTGCTATCTTTGCCATCAGAGAAAGGCCTTTGGTAGCAGGTGCTGCTTGTGATGTAACACTGGGCCTCCGTATAGGATTTTCAGTGTATGCGATTGATTCGGCAGCCATTATAATAATCGTGTTTATGAATTCCAGTGGTCTTGACACACAATCGTTCGTTTTTTCCTGCGAAGAAATCAATGAAGACTCGTAGATTAAGACTCAAGTCAATCAAAAAATCCCATATGCCTGCCAAGAAGTTTGATGCTACCTTTGAGTATCCAGACGGACATACAAAGACAATCCCATTTGGAGCACGTGGAATGTCAGATTTTACAAAACACAAGGACACTCGCAGAAGGGCAAGATACTTAAATCGTCATTCTGGAATGGGAGAACACTGGAATAAACCGGATACTGCAGGTGCATTATCACGATGGGTGTTGTGGAATAAACCTACCTTCAAAGCATCCGTGGCAGATTTCAAGAAACGTTTCGGGTTGTAAAGTTTGTCAGAGCATACAGAGTAACCGCTATTCCAACTGATACACCACTGAAAAACCCTTCAAGGAAAGAAAACATCTCTATTTCTTAGGCACTCTTCTTTTTCAGTAAAAACGAATTATTTTCAATCTTCACAACAATGGTTACCATGCGTTGTGAACATTGTAAAAAGAAGACCCATTTAGAATTCAAGTGTTCCTGTCAAAAGATATTCTGTGTTTCCTGTAGAACGCCAGAAACACACGGATGTAAGCCAAATCAAAAACCAGTTGAATTGGTTAAAGTTGTTGCTCCGAAATTAGTGGACCGAGTCTAGTTCTTCAAAGAGGTCATCCATAAATGTCTGCTGTAAAGTGGTTGGTCTTTTCTCAGGTCCTAGAAAGCAGATTACAAATCCTCCTTCATCTTCTATCAGTTCAAAGTGAATAAACTCTTTTTTGTCTTCTCGGAGTATCTGGACATCATAAATGTTTTTATACATTTTTTGAGTATTGATGTCTTGAATATTGTAAGTATAGTGTTCCAAATCGTGCCAATCAAGCATCGCAAATACAGCGTTATCAACCTTATCCATTGCCTCTACTCACTATGAAAAAATACAATCCGTTTTACTTACTCCATCAAAGGTTCTAACCACGCATCCCATTCATCTGGATTTACACCATTCTCTTTGAGAATATCACGGGCTCTTCGCAGTCTCTCTGTCTCATTTGATATCTTCAGTAATTTAGGCAAGGCATCTCCCAATATCTCTGCTTTTGACCTACCGACGACATCTACGCCTTCTAGATAACCACACAAGACATTGCATAATCGTGTTAGGTTTCCCTGATGACAGGTATTGACATTGTCATTGAGTTCTGATACCAATATCTTATTGAGTTCATTCTTATCGGGTGAGTGTTTGATGAATTGCCACACAGCATCCAACACCTTGCTGTATATTCCATCTCCCATATCGTAGATGTTATTGCCACTGATGTAATGATTCAGCATAGAAATTGCTGTTTGCTTTTTCAATCTGTTTTCCAAGAGTATTTCCGCAGGTGTTTTTGAGATTACCAAACTATTCCATCGATATTCAAACGGAACCGGTATTTTAAGAAGGATATCCACCGTCTTCTTTACCATAGCTACTGCTTCTCGTGTATGGACGTTTTGATTATCTCTTGCTATCTGTTCCAGTCTTTCAACCTGTCTTACTGGAGGAGGTGGAGGTGGTCTTCCAAGTTCAGCGTCTAATCGTTCATTGAGAGCAACAAGTCTATGATGATTTTCTCGTCTTATTCGTGTCAAAATTCTATGCAATTCAGCATCGTTGCGACGAAATGGATTTTCTCGTACATATTCTTGTTGTACTGTTCGCAGTAGTATCTTGTGATTGAGTTTCATCTGGTTAATTTCAAATTTTCGGATATCTCTCAATCGCGTTGTATTGTGTAGCGAACACAATGTCTCATCACGAAAGCAATCTCTTCCACATATCTCGTCATTTGTCTTTATTGCCCTACAAGTAGGCATTCTTCATACTTGTCTATATTCGTTCTGATTTTTTTAGTTCCGTTTTACAATGGAGGATGAAATAGAGAAACTTTTCAAGACGAACAAAGTAGAAGACCTAAAAAGGTTTATGAAGAAACGACAATGCTTGAATTCTTACAACTGCGTCTTCATGTATGCCTTTCATGTCGTTCAAGCAGCAGGAATATTGACAACCACAATTGCTGCTGGTTATGATATCAAGGAACTGGTTTGGGTTGGAGCATCGATGAATGTAATCGCAACACTTATTCAGGTATTTGAGAAAACTAATGAAAGTGTATCCAAAACGATGATGAAAAACATTCAGGACATTCGCAATGGAACCTATGTAGATGAGGGTATGATTATGCCAGACGATGATAAGAAGACTCCTCTTCTCAATAAAACGGAACAGGACGCATCAAATAATGTGTGATATTACAAATGTCTCTTGAGATTGTATTCGGTCCTATGTTTTCAGGAAAGACTACCTATGCCTTGTCGTATATTCGTAGGCAACAAGCAATAGGTAAAAAGGTATTTGTAATCAAGCCAACCATTGATGGCAGATATACCTTGAAAGAAGAGATAGCAAGTCACGATTTACAAAAAACAGAGGCAATGACTTGGAGCCCTGATTTGCCATTGATGATACTGGGAAATACAGTTACCTATGAGTGTATAGTCATTGAAGAGGCTCAGTTCTTTACTGGATTACGAGCCTATGTTAAGAAGCTCCTTGACATGGGAAAGCAGGTATTGATTGTAGGACTGGATGGAGATGCCAAACAGCACATCTTTGGAGAAATATACAAGTGTTTGCCATTGGCGACCAAGATAACGAAACTGAATGCGTTGTGTGGAGTCTGTTGCGACGGAACCGAGGCACCGTTTACCAAGAAGCTCATCAAGAATGAAACATTAGTGGATGTAGGAGGAGCAGAGAAGTATGCAGCCGTGTGTTTTAAGCATCTTTAAACACCGTAGATTCCACGCGTTGCGTTGTAGGCACCTGCAATGATGTTGGAGCTCAATGCAGTTTTGTAAATAGTGACCTCTCCGATTTCTCCCACCATGTAACCTGTAGTCCCCCAACTTTTTCCTATTCGGTATGCATTTCCAGCATCTGCTGCTGACCCTCCAGGCGTCGTTGAACCAAGCAGAGAGCCGTTAATGTATGTTGACATAGTTGTTCCATTCCATGTTGCTCCAAAATGTGTCCATACATTGTTTGTGAGTGTAATATTTGTTCCAACATACCAACCATTATTGTAAAATCCTGCATTAAATGTTGAGTTACCATTCGCCGGATATCCTAACGCCATATTCAATGCAGTGCTTGTGAAGATTTGTGTCAATACACACGCATTACTTCCTCCAACTTGAGCGCCTGTATTTTTATACCAAATAGAGAAGGACCAAGTGTTTCCTGCAGCAATATTGGAGAATGTCCAGTTGGTTGAACCGTCCAATACTATTCCATTTCCTGCTGCGTTCTTTGCAGCAGTGCCGTTTTCAAGGGTCGCATTTTTGCCATTGGGAGAGGAATCAAGCCAACTGCCAGAACCGCTATAGGTATATGCTTTCAATGAAACAAGCGCTATCCATTTGTTCATCAAATAGTTTTCAATGACACCGCGATTGGTTGAGTTTAGATAGGTATTGTATGCCACGATTTCGTTCAATGTGTAAATACCCCATTGTCCAGTTGTTTGAACTGCTCCACTTGTAATACGTGCTCCGAGTGCCATGATAGACGATGTGCCTTTTCCAAATGTTGTATTATAACTCTGATTACCATTTACCCATGCAGTAAAGGCTGAGCCGTTCCATCCAAACTCTGCCAATACACGTGTAGTTGGTGAACCGAAGACATTTTGATTGTATACATTGTTCTGTGCGATTTCTAGGTATCCATTATCGTCCATCGTAAATCCGTTGCCAGACGTGTAATCTGTCTGTCCCGAAGAAGCAGCTGTAAATATACCACGGGCACCTGCATAATACGTAGGAACCGTCAATACCACGAAAAAGGTAGAACTGCCTAATGCAATGGAAACGGGCGCACTGAGGGCATTTGAAGCAAAACTGACACACTTAGCACTTGCAGAATCGGTAGTGTAGGTCGGTCCAGTAGCGCCTGATGGAATGGTCCAGGCATATGCATTTGAACTTTTGTCGGACCAGTTGCTGATGTTAGACCCGGAGGAATATGCGAATACGGTTGTATCGTTTGCATCCAACCACAGCTGTGTTCCAGTTACGCTGAATGGATTGGGTGCTACGTATGACACTGTGGTATAGTTTGAGGACCCGTTCAAAGAAGCGTAGTAGTAGTATCCTCCTGGCAAGTAGCTGAAGGTCACGGTTGACGACGTATTAATCTGCGAAGTGTAAGGCGTTCCACCAGTCGTGGTATTTGATAGATTTTGAAACAGGGTGACCGAATAACCTGTCGTTGAGTTGGACAGTGTTACGGTTGCAGTTGTGCCCGTTAATGCGAAGGACGGAATGCTGTATTTTTGCACGAAGTAGTTGTACATATTGGACTGTTCGGTTGAGTTGAGAATACGATTCCATGCAATCGTTTCAAGCAGCGTGCTATTGTTTGATCTAGCAGGATTGTATGATGGTGGCGAATAGTATCCTTCACTTGCAGGCATTAAATAAAAAACGTTGCTTGAAAACTGAGTAGAGTTTCCAGTAACCGTTCCTGCGTTGTTTACACTAAACGTAACCGTTGAAGTGGTTGAAGAAGTTTGAGTGAATGTTACAGTATACACTATTAATGCTCCAACGGTCAGTGTTACACTGGCACCACTAGTTAGAACTTCACTTCCGTTTCCTGTTCTTAACCACACGGTTGTACCTGGAAGTGTTCCAGTATTCATACCCTGCCCCCAAAGCAAAAAGTTATTTGTACTGCCATCCGTTGAAATACCTGCCAATGTCCTGCAGCTACTTGTGTTGTCAACTATCCATGCATTCATGATGGTAAGAGAGTTGCTGGTTCTGAAATCTATTCTTCCTGAAGACGTTGGGACTGTTTGATTTGTGTTTGGATAAGTTGTGTTGAATGATATCCCTGCATAGTTATTTCTGTAAGAAGGATTGTATGTTGCTGCAATCGTAGACCAGCTTCCAATGTTCCATGCATTTTTTTCATCTTTCCAGTTTGAAACATTTGTTCCATTGACAACCAAGTCGGATGCATTCAGCCAAGCAACGTAGTCAGTAACAGGAGGTCCGGTCAGCGTGTTCTGCGAATACCTTGAGATTGTAAAAGGAAGCAGAAGTGCCATTTAGTTATTCGTATGTCTAAAAATAAAATGGTGGAAGTTGCCACAGGAGATGCACTTGCCATAGGAGCATGTGTAGTTGCTATTTTTGGATTATTAATATGTGAAATAATACCCAACTGCTGCTTCGTCCGACGAGAGTTGGAATATGATTATATTGATATGGTATAATGTTCGGTCTTGATCCATATTTATTCGGTATTCCTGGCAAGGGGTTCCACTCTACTCGTATTTTCGGTCTCGCATTGTATGACATTCTTGGCACAATTGCGATCTCGTGGCTTATTTCCTATTTCTTTGGATACACTTTTTGGAAGGTGTTGGTAATTGCATTCGTCCTAGGTGAGGTTCTCCATTACATTTTTGGCACTCAAACTGCCTTTCTTAAGATGATACAGGGTAATTAAGAATACTGTCATCATGATTCGCAGGATACCAACCAAAATCAAATCCTTCTGTTTCCAACAATGCCCAAATATTCACTTCCCATGAAAAATTGGGTTGATTTCGTTGTATGATATCACATGTTTTTTCAAAGAAATCATCTATTCTATCTTTTCTTAGTATGATGAACCCTCCTGCAAATCTCCAACAAATATTCGTCCATACATCACTTGATTGCGATTGCCAGATTCCTGCAGTTGCCATCGTATTGAGAGGCTCTTGAAGATTGCTTAGCGGATATACATTTGAAAGAACATGAGCCAATCCAAAATCAATCCATGCAAAAAGATCAGTATTATATACATTCAATTCTGCTGCTCTTTTTAACCATTCAGGTTTGGTATTCATTATTTTCATATATTCAATCGTATCGGCTGGATTGGAAGACAATGGAATAATAGAGTCGTCACTTACATTTTTACCTACCCATGTATCTGCCATCGTAACCTTTTGCACATATACATTGGACGGAAAAGTCCATTCTATATCTGCATCTAAAAACAATACAATATTGATTCCAGTATCCACTACTCTATCAAAATATTGTTTGTAATGATCTCTGCTTCTTTTTGCTTTTGAAAAATTGATAAATGCTGTTACAAAAGTTATCATTTAACTTATGCAAGCAAGTATCTTTAAAGTTTATTCGCATACTTTTCAGTATGGCTCAGGTATTCAATCAATTCATCCAAATCTTCCTGCTGCTGTTCTGAACGAGTTGGAAGTGCTTTCAATTCCTTCATTTGACTATAGTATTGGTCCAGAATCTTACCATATTCTCTGCGTCGTTCTTCTTTCATTGGACGAATGACATTTTTCTGCAACGCTTCTAAGCACTGCTTAT